TTACCACTCCATTCTACAGAATTTTTATACAAGTTTAAAGGACCAAAATCTGTCAAATCAGATACTTCAGAAACAAATTCGTCCATTGTCTCTTGGAATGTTGTTTTATCATCAGTAGTGATTGATGTTTCAGTAGCGTTTGTACCATGAATAACTAAGATACCACCTGAAACTCTATACTTTTTGTATTGGTCTTTTGGTGTTTTTTGTTCATCTTGGTCAATTTTTTCTTCAATATCAGCACCGATATTTGGTGCACCTATTGGTTGTTCTGTTAGTAATCTTGACCTTTTCAAAAGGTCTTTAATTTCGTCGTATTGATTATTGTTCATCATTAAAGTTTTCTAATAAATATACGAAGTTGAAAGCTGGCGACAAATCTGTGTAATCTTCTGACAAATTACTTCTATTAATTATTCCGTTGAATTTTTCAACCCCGTTTAATTTGGTATTATGACCTATAAATTTTTTTGGTATTTTGAATTCTTCACATAATGTAGTACACAATTTAACCAAACTTTGTAATTGTTCTTCACTGTATTTGTCCCAAAAATATTTGTTTCTCCATTTTCTTTCATGAACATCTGTAACTTTGTTTCCCAACCAATTTGAATAAGTTGTTGATAGTAAATTTTTATTTACCCAACCTAAGTTTTCTAAACAAATAACAATTGATTTATCACCAAGTTTTTTATCTTCTAAAAACTCTGAGGATTTTTCAGGTGATAATGTCTCAACAACTGAACCATCCTTTAATATAACATAATTGGGAAGTCGGTCATACTTCCCATTATTTCTAAAATCTAGTGACGTTAAATAATCTTTTCCCACCCTTGATGTGTGGCTTAAAATTATTAATTTTTTCTTTTTTGATTCAGTCATTCTTCGTATAAACTAATCTGTTTATTTGTGGTTCAATAACAGGTTCGTCATCTACAAAGTATAATTGTTCTGATGGTGTAGGTGTAGGAGGTATAACTTCATTTACAGTATCATTTACAGTATCATTTACAGTATCAGTTACTGGTTCATTAATTTCAGTCTTTTGATTGTATTTTTTTTCGAATAACTCTTGTAATTTATTCAAATCATCTTGAGTTGGTATGTATGGTTGATATTTTTCAACAATTTCTTTTTCTTTTTTACCAGCTTCTTTAGATATCTCATCAATAATTTCATCGGTAACTTCGACCATTGGTATAGTTTCAATTTTTGTTTGTTCAGAATACTTAACCAACATGTGTGCAAATGTTAAGGATATTAATGGTAACATTCCACCTGAAATTAAAGCTAACCATCTTTTTTGTGCTAACATGTCTGTAATGTCAACTCCAAATGTTTCGAGTAACGGACCCGATAATTCGACCCATTGTTTAAATAAATCACTTGTCTGATTAATAAATGAATAAGCAAAAAATACGTTACCAACAAACTGAATAAAAGTTACAATCAAAAATGGAACATAGACAAATCTACCCATGTTCGCTGAAATACCAGCAAGTGCTCCAAGAGCGGCAATTTCAATTGCTACGGACAAATAAATTGCCCAAGAAAAAGGGTTAGTTAAACCATAAAAAGTTGTTACGTGACTAATGGAAACAAAGGCAACTAATAAAATAGGAATTGTAAATGACGTAGCAATAATTCCTTTTAGATTTTCTCTAACCCAATTCTTCAAGTTCTTCATTATTTTTTATCTTCTTCGTTTTTATAGTGATTAATCGGAACGTGTTCCTTGTCACTAAGTTCTTCAATTTCAAGAGTTTTCCAATTAGGTGTTGTCTTGATAATTTCTTTCATCTTTTGTTCTGTAACAATTTTTGAGTTAATAGAATCAACTTGTTTTTTTAATCTTGAAACTTCAGAACCTGTTCCACAAGTACGGAATAATACCAGTACTAAAACGACCAAAAGAATCCACTCTAAATTTTCTTTAATCTTTTTCATAATGTTTTTTTATTAATAAATACCAAATTTTTATAAATAGTCAAATAATGTTGAACACTCATTACGTAATTTACGTAACGCTTTTTCTTTAATTTGACGAACTCTTTCCTTAGTCAATTTAAAATCATTACCGATGTCTTCAAGTGTTCTTGGAGTTCCAGTTAGTCCAAAATAGTCCTCAACAATAATTCTTTCACGTTCATCCAAGATGCTCAAAATGGAAAGTAGTTTTTCTTTTAACATTTCCTCAGTATTCAACCCTTCGTCAGGCATTGAAGCGTTTTGGTTAATAATCATATCCAAAAGTGTATCACCATCTTCATTAATTGTTTGTTGCAAATTAATTGTAGTTGGGAGTGTGGCTAATCTACTGTCGAGTTCCGAAATACCTTTATCGACTTCTTTCTTTGCCCTGTGTAGCTCTTGAACCACATTTACAGGAAGACGAATTGTTCGTGCGTTTTCATTAAGGGATTGTAAGATTGATTGTTTAACCCACCAAACAGCGTATGAAATAAAACGTAATTTTTTAGTCCAATCGAAGTTTTGAATGGCTTTTATTAATCCTAAGTTCCCTTCAGCAATCAAATCTGAAAGGTCTAATCCTTGATTTTGGTATTGTTTAGCAACTGTAATTACAAAACGTAAATTACCTTCGAGTAATTCTTTGTGAATCTGTTGTTTTTGACGCTCAGTACAATTTATATCTAAAATCAAATCTGACAGTTGACGTTCACGGTCAGGTGTCATTACTTTTAGTTTACGAATGTCCTTAAGGTATGATGAAATTTCTTCTTGGTTAATAGAACCTGTGTTCTTAGTTGTTTGGTGGTTTTTAGATAGCTCTGGAGTAGTCATAAAGTAGTTCTTTTTCTTGGTTTGTTAGTTTGTCGATTCCGACTGTTTTTATTTTGTCTAATAGTTCGTCTAATGTTGGCACGTTTGCCTGTTCATATATATCATCAGGTTCATTTTTGGAACCAAACAAGTTGGTCAAAACATGTTCCATGACTTCAGATATGTGTTTTATGTCAGTATTTTCGGACAATTTGTCAGTTTTTAGCGTGTTTTCATTATCTAAATCCATTAAGTCATCTTCAATGTCTTTAGGTAACGATACTAATATATTTTTATTGTGTGGTAATAAAATATAATTGTCAATTATATCTTCTAACACAATTTTACAGAACTCTTTGATATCCTTTGGTGTCTCTTCTGTTTCGAAATGTGAAATCACATATTCATCTGTAAAATGAAACTTCATAAAATTTGAACATAAAACAGGTTCAAATTGTCCTAAAATTTGTTCTAATAGAAAGTTATTGTTTTTAAAATCACCGAACAACAACAGGAAATACTTTGTACCTACAACTTCTCTTTTTTTATTTGACATATATTTATATTTTATGAAACAGATTATTATTACTGAAAATCAATTAGCAAATATAGCTAAAAAACTTAATAAAACCAAAAAAAATATTAAGGAAGGAAACGATATGAATGTTTCTAACTATATGTTTTTTGGTAACATTGAACAGATGCATAGACAATTAGGATTGTTATTAGAATTAGACCCACAAATGGTTGACTCTATTATACAAGACGGACATGATTGGGCTGATGACCACATTTCCGAAGCGAAAACAAATATAGACCAAGTATTTGATTTTATGATGAATAAAATTGATTAAAATTATTGAGGACTAAATCCTCCGATTACCAAGAAATAAAAAGACCTCCTATTAATCATAGGCTTAACTACGTTGTCCGACCAATTTGATACCAATGGGTTGTGGGTAATTACAAACACTTTTTCAAAGTAATCCTTAATCTTAGTAAAAAATTCCCCTACCATGTCAAGGTTTTCATTCGATACCTTACCAAACACCTCGTCAAATACAACTATGTTTGGTTTAGGTAGTGAACATACTTTACTTAAAACCGCTCTTAGTGCCAATGAGGCGATTGTCCTTTCAAAACCTGAACCACTTGCCATTAGTTTTTCAACACCTGTCCCATTGTCAACCATCACAAATTCAACTTCATTCTTGTCATTAATTCTAACTTCAAGTTTAAAGAACGCACTATCTTGTAACAATCTTTGTAACTCATCGTTAATCAATGGTGTCATGGTTTTCATAATCATTTTTGAAATACCGTTCTTACCAAAGATTTCCAAGTAGGTTTTATAAATCTTTTCTTTTTCGAACTCGGATGCAATTTGTGTTATGATACCTTGTTTGTTTTTGATATCACGTTCACAATTCTGAATCATCGTTTTGTTGGAAGATATTTTAGATGTGTGAGATGTTTTTTCACGTTCAATTTCTTCTATGCGAAGATTAGCTTTAATGATTTGTTCTTCAATGCTCTTGTTCTTTTCAATCTTTGTTTGAACTTGGTGATATCTTTCAAGTTTCCCCTCAGCATTGGCGAGCTTGAGACCGTCTGCCTCAAGAGTAAGTTCATACTTTTCTTTGATGAGTTTGCTCTTCTCGTATTGTTCGAATTCTTTCTTAATTTGTACATATTCTTTTTCTTTTGTATTAAGTTCTATTAAAACACAATTTAGGTTTTCACTTTGTTCCTTCAGGGAGTCTATTTCTGAAAGTTTAGCTTGTGTTAAAGCTGCGTTCATTAAATCAATTCCACAGTGTTCACATTTGATTCCACCTGACACTGTCTTGGACAATTGGACCAATTCGTTAATCTTTACATCAACAAGTGTTTTTTGTTTGTAATTGTCATTGTAAGATTCTTTAATTAAATCATACTCATCCTCTTTAAAGTACTTTGATGGTTCAACCACATCAACTTCTTTGATTTGTAATTTGGTTGTATTAATCTTTCCTTTGAGAGTTGTAATCTCGGATTCAAGTGTTGACAAATTAAGAACTAACAATTCGTGGTCGATATCATTGTATTTTTGTGAAATCAACCCTTCTTTGTAATCCCTACCTTTTGTTAACCTTGTATCTGCATCTAAAATCTTGACATCTAAATCTTTGTTTTCATTTTCATAGCTTACAATTTTACCTTCTAAATCTATAATATCAGATTTTAATGTCTCAAGATTGTCATTAAGAAGTCATCAATATCCCCAATTGAATTCTTGATGAAACTTTCGGTCTCCCTTCTTTGTTCACCTGTGAAATTTTGTAATTGTCCATCAGCAAGTTTTTTAAAGAAGTCCAATTCAGTTTTTACATTCCATTCACCTGATTTGGCTTTTTTTCTTTCAATTTGACGAACAATAATGTATTCTTCACCATCAATCATAATGTCACCCCTAACTGATACTTTGTTCTTATCAGAAAATCTGTTGAAAATTTCTTCGGCTTTGGTTGTCTTGGTTGTGGTGTTAAAGAATAAGAAAAGTAACAAGTCGACAGTTAAGACCGTCTTTCCACCAAAGTTTGGTGGGTCTGACTCAACAACTGTGATACCATTACATTGGTCAAAATCTAGCACCTGATTTTCACCATAAGACAAGAAGTTTGAAAACTCAATTTTCTTAATGTACCACTTTTTAAATGCGGTAACCTCTTGTGATGTCATTTTATTTTCAACCGCAGTATCCAACTTAATAACATCATCAAATATGTTATCTTGTCCCTTCTGTTTAAGAAGTTCTTTCATCAATTCAATCTGGTAGTTTCGGTCCATTATATTGAACGAAACGTCCACAGTTTGTTTTACATCACTAGATGTTTTAACTTTGGTTAATACGTTTATGTTTGTTGAGTTATATTTCTTTGAGAAGTATGTTCTAACACTTTTGATTCTTTCTTGTGTGAAATTTTCAGCAGTATCCTCCCACACCACTTGGACATATGGATTTTCAAGTTTACTTACATCTAATTTGTGTGTCATAAATTTAAAGTTCGGTACTATCGGTGGGTTGAATAGGTCCATCATTTTCTGTGGTTCCTGAATTTTTTATGTGTTCCTCATGTAATGCTTTCAAATGTTCAACCATTTTCTGATTATACATTTTTTGATACATCTTACCCAATTGGTCAATCTGAGTGTTTCGTTGTTGCACTTTCTTTTTGTGGTCTTTTCTATTTCTTGATTTTGGCATCTGTGAAAAATATTAATGTTGTTTAAGTATAAGAAAAATAAATGATTAAAAAAAGAAGTCCCTGTAAACTTTCGCTTACAAGGACCGTATTTTAGATTTAAATTAGGTTATTTTTTTTCGAACCATTCAATGATTGCGTTGACCGCCCAAACTGAACCAGATGCTAACATACCATCAAAAAATGTACTTGCAATTATGTTTGTATCAAAACAATACTTGGTCGGTGAAAACAACACCAAACTCATAAAAAATCCAACCCATGTTGATGTACACATCATACATTTCAGTAATCCTGATAAAAATTCACCTAATGATTGAAATGGTGCATATTCATCTGCTCCCCATTTATAAAGACCAGCTCTTAAGGATTCAAATATTGAACCGTAAACTAAAATTTGACTCATTCCATAAGCCATTAAAATCCAAATTGTTAACCACATATTTTAAATTATTTGTATAAAGTATCATCTAAATTTGAGGAACGTAAATACTTTGCCCTCTCGTTTATTTCATTATTTTTTTGTTGTTCTGTTAATTTTTTGTTCAACTCATCAATCTCAATATTCTTATCTCTAAGGTTCTTCATTAAAGATTGAATTGTATTTTGCAATTGTTGTGAATTGTTGTTATCGTGGAAAATATTTTCCATTTCTGTCATCTTAGTGGAAAATACTACTAGTTCTGACTCTAATTCTTCTATTTTAGTGGAAAATATTTTTTTTTCAGATTCTAACTGTTGTATTTTTAACAACAGTTCATTCTCACTTGTTTTGTCACTAATATATTCTATTTTTGTTACAACGGTCTCTACAGGAACCTCTTTGATAACCACTCGGTCAACAGGTACTTCTTTAATAACTTCAACAATTTTTTCAACCTCTTTAATCACTTCAACAGGAATTTCCACCCGTTTTTCACGGATTACCTCCTTTTCCACCCATTTTTCTTGAATCCCACCCATATTTCCCACAAGTCCGTACTTTTCAATGTTATATCCGGTCTTGAATGATTTCTTAATCAACTCATCAATTGTGATGTTATTAAGTTTGCAAAATAACTCAACCTCCTGTTGTTCAGAATAAGATAGAGTTATTTTGTGTTCCATATTAATAGTTGTGAAGTTTTTCAGTCCCTGATTCAATAATAGAATAATCATCCATTTTGAATACCAAGAAAGGTTTTGGGTTTTCTAAATCCACAAATTCGTATTTATCATTTTCAACATCATAAATACCGTATCCATGTGACTTTACTGTTTCACCAAAATTTTGTTGAATCGTTGACCCAACCATATAAGCTTTCTTTTGGCCGGGAATATCAAAGACTTGGCGCTTATGGATATCACCACAAAGCACAAGGCTACAACCCATAAAACGATGTGTATCGAACCCTTCTTCAAATTTATAACCAACATCTGTAGTAAGACCGACAATCGGTCCATGAAATAATCCAATCTTAACATTTTGCGAATTCGGGTCAATGTCGGGTGTAATGTTGTGGTCCATAAGTGAGTAAACCACCCAATCAATATTTTCATCTTTATAAACTCCTCTATTTTTATAATAATTTATTTGTTCATTTTGTAGTGAATCAATAATTGGTGATAGAGCATCCAACCTTGATGAGTTGTTTTCAAGGAAATCATGGTTTCCAATAATTAATACTGTTTTGGCAATCTTAGAACATTCGGTCAGTGTCCAAGCAACAAACTCAATTAGTTCTGGTGTCATTTGATTCTTTGAATGGACTAAATCTCCCGTAAATACAATACGGTCAGGTGCAATTTCTCTCCATTGTTCAAACATTGTATTTAAAATACCACGATACAAATCATGGTCTTTAAACATCCTTACGTGTAAATCTGAAAAGTGTACGAGTTTTTTAATCATTATCAAATAATTTAAAGTCTTGATTCACATGTGAACACTTATCACAACAATAAGTTGGAAATGGTACAATAGTATCCTCGTGTGAACCAGTTAATAGTTTTGAAACTTTTTTGATATAAGTAACTTCTCGGAACATATCATGTCCACAAGCCTCACAAACAACCGATGGTTGTTCTCTGAGGTCAATATTCATTTTTGGTGTATCCATATCCATAAATGAAAATATAGTAAATTAAAATTAAAAAACCAACTTAATCATTTGGTATTTTTACGTGAGGGTTGTTACTAAACTTTTTTGAAAGTTTTTCCCAAAACTTTCTTTCTTGTCTGTACTTACCCTTTCTTGTTCTTTGTATTTTCATAGTGTTCAATCATAAGTTTAAGTTCCGCCTGTAAGTCCTTACATTTGTATACCTTATAATTATCACTGTTTTCATTTATCCATATCAAATAGCTATCCCCTATCTTAAGATTGGTATTCTTTTCAATAATATGTTTATATAACCCTAATTGAAGTGAGTATGTATTCATTTCACATTCATCTAAATGTGATATTGGTTTTAGATATTTGTTACCATATGAATTACTCATTTTAATTTCTTTGTTGGTCTTGTAATCCCATATTTCGAGCATTTGTGATTTCATATTGTAAAATAAACAGTCTACCATTCCTGCAATTTCATAATCGTGGTCACAAACTACCAATTCCATTTTAACAGGAATCAAGTTTTTCTTTGCGTCTTGATAAAATTGGTGAAACATTGTTTCACATTTTTTATATCTTTCTTCAATAATATCATGTCCAAAAGTTTTAACAGCATCTGACGGGTCATACGGAAATGATTTGTTGTTCCACCAGTTTTCAGCCATGTTGTGAACTAATGTTCCTTTGACTGTTGAAATGTCTCTCTTTAAATCCCAATCACCTAATACACTCTCAACAGTTAATCCTCTTTTTGCGGCATAGGTTTCAGCTAACCTTTGGGTTTCAAATTCTTTTTTAAACTTCTTGATAAAAGTTGTTGCTGAAACATATTCTTTATTACCCACATAATATTTGTGTGGACCATCAAAATATTTTACATCATTAAATTTTGCTAATTCTAAAATTGTATCCATTATCTTTCTAATTCAATATAACTATCTTCAGGTATCACACCTCTCATGTCAGCAATATCACTTTCAATCGGGAGTTTAACCACTTTTATTTTACCATATAACTTACCACCACTCAATCTAAAATATAATCTTTTAGCGTCTTCCCATGCGTCACCATCTAATACAATAGTAATTTTACCTTTTGCCTTTTCATATAAGGTTTCAAATAATAAATCTGACATTTTCTTACCTAACAAAGGAATTGAGTTATCTAAGAACAATGCATCAAACGGACCTTCACAAAGGTATATGTCTTTATCCCAATCAATTAGATTTTCATTGAATATGATAATTTGTTTTTCAGCTTCAGGATTCTTGTATTTTGACTTACTGTTTGGGTTCCATGAACGACCAACAAAATAATTTAACTCACCTTCCAAGTCAAATGATGGTACAATGATTCTGTAAGCGTATTCACCTTCCGTACAATACCCAATTCGGTGTTTTAAGACCATCTCATCGGTTATACCCCTTCGTTTAATGTAGTTCCTCATTTCCCTAAAAGGAATGTGATATTGGTTACCTTCTGTACAAAGTTGATATTCTTTTGGTAGTCTAAGTTTTTCGTATCTCTTATCAATTGGTTTAAACTCATCAGGACGAATAAGGTCATACATTTCCTTATCTTTTTTCTTACCAAATCGGTCAATCAAATAACCTAAGTGTCCTTTGGTATTATGAGTTTCACCACACACCCAACATTTGAATACGTGTTGAGCGTAGTTGATTTCAAGGTTTCCCTTTCCATCACCTTTGTCTAATGCTTTTAAATCATAGGAACAAATAGGACAGTCATAACTTATCTGTCCTTTAGACGGGTAGTGTAGTTTGTGTTTACCAAACACACCGTCAAGTAACTCAACTAATAGAGCATTATCTTCCATATTAGAAAGATAATAAAAAATTAGTAAGAATCAAATTACCAAAACTTATTCATTTTCATATACCCTCTGACACAGGTATATGCATCCGCTTGGTCGTAACACTCTTTTTTAAGAGTCATGTTCTTTGTATATAACCAAGTAATCTGTGGTTCTTCTTTTGCCACCATATCCCAAATCACTTGTTTTTTGTCTACGTCTTTTGGATAACCACCAAACAAGACTTCACGATTTTTATCATTTTTACCCATCAAATTTTGCCAAGCAAATTTTCTTGAGTTGTAAGTTGAAATATAGTTTGGCACGATTCCTAATGCATCATAGATTGCTTTTGTAATCATTGCATTATATCTCATTAATGTTCCAACTGTGTGAATGTTATTTGAACCTAATAATGGTTCCTCAATAACGACTTTGGTAATACCAAGATTTTTATAATCCTCAATCTTTTTAATAAAAGAATTTACCTTTAGAATTAACTCCTCAATTTTTTCTTCAGGTTGTGGTTTAATCACAGGTGAGAAGTGAGTTAATTCTAATAACTTCTCAGATTGAATATCAAACAAAGCCCAACCAATTGTTTTGGTACTAATGTCCAAACCCAAAACTTTAGGTGAATTTTTTAAATCTTGTTTTTTTGCCATATATTATCAGTAATTTACCGATACTTTTCTTTAAGTAAAGAAAATATTAAACTGTGATTGTGAAGTAGTTGTCAAACTCATCCATATTTTCAATAATATTCAAGTGTAAAGTGTTTCTACGGGGGTTATCAATGTTTAACTTATTTGTGTTACTCTTCATTAATGTTTTAATTATAATTTCAATTTCACCTCTGTTTTTATTAAAGTTTAACACCTTACAGCTAATTTGTAATCCTGAATCTGTTTTTACAATAAAAAATTCTTGTGAATTTTCTTTTCTAGTTTGACCTGAGCTAAAATCTTTTTTTAATAAGGTTCCGTCGATTACTGGACCTTGTATTGCCCTTTTTTGTACAATAAACGCTTTGTTTGTAATCTTTGGGATTGCGTCTTTAATTGCCGACTTGATTTCATCAATTGTTATATCTGAATCATTTTCTTTTCTTGTCATTCTTTCTTGAGCATGAGTACTTAATATAAACCTTATTTTATAATCATTTAAGGTAACATCAACAATTGGATTATCAATTTGTTCTTCAACCAATATGTTAAGAATCCCAAGTAGTTTCATTAGTTATAAATACTCATAAATTAAAAAGAGGACCTTTTGGGTCCTCTTTTAGAAGTCGTGAGACTTGGCTCCACCTCTTGTCCACAATGTTCTAGTTAGCGGTGGACTTGCTCAGAAGGTTTTGTTTCGGGTTCATTGGGAGGGTTACCTTCAACCTTTCCAATCAGGTTCTTTTGATTTAAGTCTTCAGAACCTTCAGACTTCACTATACAAAGATAGTGAATATTTTGATAAATACAAACTTTTTTTTTAAAAATCGTATTTTACGGTAATCTGTTGTACCCCTTGTCTTTTTTCGGGATTCTGTAATTTTGACATCATTAATAAATCTTGGTCAGAGTTATATAATCCTACTTCAGTGAAATACACATCTTTACCTAACGACCATTTTGGATTTGATGAACGAATATATTGTGAATCAGCAAGGTTAACCAAATATCTCATTTCATATATTGTTGCTTGTACATCAGAATGAACTGTTCCATAAAAGAAATATTCATCACCAAACGTCATACCAGTATTATAGTTAATCAATGGTAATTCAATGTAATTTTCTAATCTATAAAAACTCGCGTTATCGTATTCGTCTTTTGTTATTTGAAATGTTGTTCCGCTTATTTCGAGTGGTCCAATATTGATAGAGCCAGTGTTTGCTGTAATTGCAGATGTAACATCAATTTCTCTCCACTGCATCGAATCAGGTCTTTCACCCGTTGGTACAATTTGACAAATTAACTTAACATTAGTACATGTAAATCCTGAAGGTTGTAAACCCATGTCCTCAATTAAGAATGGGAATTCATTACCAAATCTCACAATTACATCATCTGTTTGACCACTTACGGTTGAACCTGCAATTTTTGAGTAATAGTTACAATGTAAACCATTTGTAGAACCAGTGTTTTCAAATCGGTATGTTACAAACATTGTTTCAGTATCACCTGTTAATATACCACTTGTTGCCGCGATGTTTTGGTTAAACGTGTTTGGAACCACCAATCCTAATCTTGGTGCGGGTAATGTATAGTTTCTATTTGATTTATACGACATGGCGGCTGATAATTCTTCATCATCAATTGCTATCATTTTCAAATCAGGAAATACTTTACCAACTCTGTTTGGATATCCATCAGCATTTGCGTGAGTATCCCATAAGTGATAATAACGTAAACCCGGATAATTCATATTATCATTTTCTTCTGATAACATATAATGTGGTTGAAATAAATTTAAACCATCAAAACCATCAGGGTCAACGTAGAATGATTCACCCATAACACCTGTATTTGATTTATGCCACATCAAAGTTGGTAAGTCAAGTTTAAAGTTTCTTCCTTGTCCTGTGGCACCTGAATTTGCCAAGTCAAATGCTTCTGTTGCAAATTTCTCACCATAAAAATTATCAATACCCTGATTGGTATAATGTATCAAACCAATAACTTTTTGTTCCTCTGGTTCAACATATATTTTTTCATCAAATGAATTGTAATAAAATGTGTCAGTTGTTCCTGAAACATAATTTATGTCTTCGAAAATTTGACCACCTTTGGTTTGATATCCCAAGAATTCTTTTGTCGACGAATAACCCGTTGAACCAAATTCACTGAAATCTTTGTAAAAAGTATATGATAAACCTGCTGGTGATTCGGTCCATGGCTGATTCATATTCCAAACTAAGACATCTTGTTGTTGAATTTCACAATTCAACTCAAACGAAAACACACCACCATCATAGTATGGTGTTGGTGTATAACTATCATAATATGGTGTCATACCTGATGGGTAGAAAAACGCTCTTCCTGTTCCTGTAAATGAACTAAAGTCAGGTAATATTCTATCAACAGTTATTGTACTTCCAACGACATCTTCAACTCTGTAAGTTAAAATAGGATATGGATAAGTTAAATCATTACCGCAGTTATTATCATTATTTAAATATAAAACAACAAACTGACCAACTTCAGGTGTTCCTGTCACAGTAGCATCACAGTTGTTGACAGTGACATCAAATGTATTCCCACTTGTTAATGCCGATAAATTAAATTTATAATTTGCAGTCACGGTAAGTGCTGAACTTGTAAAAGCACTAAACGCTCCTGTTGAACCTGTAAAAAATCCTCTTGGCTGAGCTGTGTTAAAAATTGGAACTACTTGTGAATCTTGAAAAGGTATACCAAATGTATTAGTTTCACCGGTTGAACTAGACAAATAAATTGGATATTTAATACCCATTTTATTACTTTGTGGTACACCTGTGTTATTCTGATAATTAAATTCAGGAACTAAAACTTGTAAAGTTGTTAAATTACCACCGCTGATACAATCATAACAAACCTCACTATCTCCTAACTGAAAATAAGCAACATTAAAGTTACCTTGAGAAATTTTTCTTCTTCCAACATCAGTTAGTTGGGTGTTTATTAGAGCTGTTGTATCTTTTATTATGAATGCCATCTTATATAAATATAGTTAGTTGATTTATTGACTTGGACCGTAGTATTGTTCATACAATGTGTTTATTAATTGGTTTGTTTGTGGTGTTAAAACTTTTAATAATGTACAATTATTAGTGATTGACGGACCATTGAATCCAACAGTAACATTTTGATTTGCATCGACTATTGCTGATGAACAAGGTAATGTTCCTGTGGTTATTACTAAAGTACTCAAACCACCTGGCGGAAGAGTTGATACTCCGCGAGCACATATATTAACTTTTTGACCTGGTTGTACGTTATATCCATTTTCCGTTCCTCCTGTACAATTGACCCATGTGTAAAACTGAACAGTGTTTCCAATATTTTCAATTTCAAATGGTGAACAAGGTGTTGAGCTTCCACTGCTAATTTTTGTAACAGTAGAAATAACAGTACCTGATACCGTTAACCCTTTTTTCAGTGTAACTGTTGGGTATAAAACACTAAAAGTTTTTTGTGTTGTTGTATATGGATATCTAAAACTGTATGGACTTGGAACGATAATATTTGTTGAAGTCAAAGAGTTTGATGTTGGTGATACCGTTGATGTTCCTGAATATAATACAGGTGTATATGCCGTAGTGGCACTACCTGGTTCAGCCGTGGTATTATTAACAGATATAAATAATGGAACATCAATTGTAATACCATCAGGTAACGGAGGACTTACTTTTAATTCGTAATCCAAATTTTTAATTACTTGGTTTCCGTAATCTTCTTTCGATGTAGATGACTTTGTTTGTAATGACAAAGTATATGTAACTTTCTTAGTTCCCGGTAGTATAGTAAATGAACCTTGAACTTCTGTATTTGAACTGTCCTTTACAAAAAATTGAGTATCACTTTGTGGACACAGATTATTAAAAAGTGGTGAAGATTGGTAGGTACCGTTGAATAATTTATATTGATATCCACCTGTACCTCCTTTAGCCTTTATTATTACACTACCATTACAAGAACCTTCACAAGATTCATTAGTCGTTGTTAAGTTAAAAGATAAAACTGGTGATGATGGACAAGAACCTGATACCGCAGTCCATGTATTCAATGTTCCTTCTTCAACCCATCCGCCCAAAGGATTAAAGGTGTTCGATGAATTTTTCAAAACACTTCCTGTTTTTCCTAATACGGTCCAATAACTAAATGTTGTTGCAGAAACATATGATATAGTAAAAGCAGAACTTGCTGACGATGTGCCAGTATAGGCCGGTCTTTCATTCACAAAATCATAGAATGTAAATGGATAAGCTGTGAATGGTGTGCTATCCGTATATAAACAAAGGTCAGTTGGATAAAATGGTAGTGGTGGTGGCGGTGGGTCACATTCTTCACAAGTGTCAAATGGACCTGAACTTAAAGTGTCACCTGTAATTGTTTGACCACTAGATAAAGTTTGTCCTGAGTATGTCCAACATCCCTGAGCTGTTGTGAATTTATATATTAAACCTTCAACAAAGTTTGATGATGTTAAACCTGTTAAATACAAATAATCAGAATTATTACAACTTTGAAAATAATCCATGTAGAAAGTATCCGATTCAACTAAACATGTTGTGGTTGCACTATAATCACCATAGAAATCTACCACAGTTGCAACGTATTCACCAGGTATTAAATTTTTGATGTTTTGGTCTTTTAACCCATTACTCCATGTAATTGAATATGGTGTTGAACCTCCCGTAATTGTCAAATATATCCTACCGTCATTACTGTCAGGTGTTGAAGAATTAATTGAGTAACATTCTACACCCATAGGTAGAATTGTTATAACACCGCAATCATTATATAGTATAGTTGACATCAGAAGTTTTTAATTATTTCACAATTATTGGCATCGACAATTTTAACACTAAAATCAACCATTGTATCATAAGGTGCTGGTATACTGACACTAAATGGTAAATCAGCATCATTAATCGTTGCCAAATACACACAGGTTATTAGTGATGTATCACAGATATAAACATTATATCCTTGTGTTGCTGTAATTGAGTTTATTGTAATCTGTCTTCCCATTTTAATTAAGTATTATGAACATGTACAATCATTATGTACCGAAACTATTGATGTCGCAGTTCCACCCAGTGTAGTTCCGACAACTTCCCAACATCCTGAGTATCCAGTTCCATTCAATCTCACAAAATCGCCGACACTTACATTCAATAAACCAAAGTTGTTAACCGCAATACTTCTAACTGGTTCAGAACAACTTTCTACGATAAATTTATCAGGTAAAGTTGTTTTTGTAGGAGTTTGAGTAGGTGTCTTAGTTGGTGTAGGAGTTGGAGTTTTAGTTAAGGTAGGTGTGTTAGTTGGTGTCTTAGTAGGTGTGTTAGTTGGTGTCTTAGTCATAGTAACCGATGGAGTTACTGTAACAGTTGGCGTAGGAGTTAATGTAGGTGTCTTAGTTTGTGTAGGTGTCTTTGACGGTGACGCATTAGGTGTATATGTTGGTGTTGAAGTCTTAGTTACAGTTGGTGTTATTGTCGGAGTAACAGAACTAGTTGGTGTTGATGTTGGTGTAATTGTATTAGTTGGTGTTACTGTTGTTGTTGGAGTTACCGTTGGTGTTACAGTACTAGTTGGAGTAGGTGTTGGTATTAAAGAGTTCTCACAACTTGAACATCCACTGAATGATGCAATAATAGTATTGATAGTTAAAGTTGGACTTTGGTCATAAACAATATCCAAATAAGTATAACACTTAGTTGTTCCTGATACATCAGCACTGAAGGTTTGACCTGTTGTTACAATAGTACCACCTGATGTTCTCATAGACTCATTGATATAATAAATTTCATCATCAGAACAATCTTGAATTCTACGTACAAACACACACTCGAATTCAGTATCATTTATGATATAAGTTGTTGAACCTGATACTGGTACATTTCTTTGTAAACTTGGTGTCGGAGTGACTGTTGGAGTTGGTGTGGGGGTTGGAGTTATATCTTCAACTGTAACATCGGCATCTACCAAAAGACAAGGATTTGGACTCGGTGTTAAACTAATTGTCGGTGTTGGTGTCGGACAAGTCTCAGTTGGTTCGGGCACATAGTCACAATCAAACAACGCTTGAAAATCAACCGTAATACAGACGTTTGGTGTTGGTGTGGGGGTTGGTGTTGGACACGGTCCTTCTGACCATATCAATTCATCCAAATCAGGACAATTTGAAAAACATGGGGTTTTACCCGCCAATATACAATCACCACCTAAAGTATCGGATAAACACCATTTTGTTCCATCATAAAAAACAGTACCTGATGTGGAACCTGTCCAATATGGTCTTCCATTATAAGTTCCACCCGATGTATAATTTCCATCATACATTGATGTACCTGAAAAGTTTGTATATAAACAAAATTCAGTATTACAAGGACTGTAAACAGGTGTAACAGATGGTGTCGGCGTTTGGGTTGGTGTAACAGTTGGTGTTGGTGTTGTTTGATTACAGTCCCCAATTACTGTAACAAATACACCCTCAGGTACAATCACACTATATTCACATGCACAAATATTTAATTCAGATAGTTCAGGTACAATCAAATTTTGATTATCACCATTACAATCTACATATGTTACTGTTGATGGGAACTCCTGAGTATTATTAATTTGATATTCAATACAGTTACTTCCCGGTCCACAACAACTATAATCGTCAGTACAAACCGAACAATTATCGTATGGTCCTGTCAGACCACTAATAACATATCTTTCACCAAAACCAGTCATTGGTATTACTTCAGCACAGCCTGTAAAACCAGTTCCTGTTATATAATACACCTGACCAACATTTATGGTTCCAACATAATCATCGACAACAAAAATTTCGTTTGGTGAACAACATGCCCTAAATTGATAATCCGTAGGACCAGCTGTTACTGAAGGAGTGGGAGTATTAGAAGGTGTTAAAGTTGGTGTAACCGTATTGGTTGGTGTAACCGTATTGGTTGGTGTAACGGTTTTAGTTGGTGTAACCGTATTGGTTGGTGTTACTGTTGGTGTTACTGTTGGTGTGACTGTTTTTGTAGGAGTTACCGTTGGTGTAACCGTATTAGTTGGTGTTACGGTATTTGTAGGCGTAGGTGTAGGTGTTGGGCAAACTTGTGAACAAGCATCGGTATACGAACTTACTAAACCTCTGTGTGGTAAATTAGGGTTAAAACATACAACATCATTAATACTACCACCGCTCACAAATGTTCCACAACAATCAGTATACGAACAAAGTATATTATCAACGGTACCTGAAACACAACAAGGGTATGTTGTTAAACAATCATTACAATCAGACCAAGTACCAGGTGTTGTAACATTTATTGTTGTTTCACCTGTCTGAACATAAATTGTTGAACCTGTGACTCCTGTAATATAAGATGCACACCCAACAAAAGCAAATGTTGTAGGGCTCGTTGTGGCAGTGGTTATAGAAAATCTCCATATTTCACCAACGGTTAATGGTCCATATGTATTTTCAAAAGCGAAATCACCCCTTCTAATACTAAAGGTACTACCATCACAACAAGCTGAAAAAGTATAATAACATCCATTTGGATTTGCAGCGTCACATGCCGGACAAGTACTATATTGTTCAGTTGCAAATGATTGTTCTGGTGGGTCTAAAGAATTAGTAATTGTGTAGTAATAACAACTACCGTCACCGGTATAAATAACGGTGCTTACATTTGCGGTCCACGTACCAGCAGTGTCAATTTCAAATGTTCTATAAATTGGAGCACCAGACCCTAAAGGGTTACAACATTGATAAAAATACCTATTAACTAGTGCCATATTATATTATAAATAATCAAATGTTTGTTTTTTATGATTCTTTTCTTAAAGAACCGTCATAAAAATCAAATCGGTCATGTTCGGTTGGTGTTAACAATAACAATCCAGGGTTTATATTACCTTTTTTTGTTTCCTGATATATGAAACTCATCCAAGTTTGTTCAAAAGGTCTGGCCCATTTTGTTTCTAAAAACATTTTTTGATTACCATATTTTGTAACCACTTGTGGCCAATTACAATAATAAACATCACCCAAAGCGTATGGAATACCTTTATATGTTAATATTTTATTAAAGTTGGTTTTTGGTGCATTTGGGTCTAAACCCATCACAGGTAAATTTGGTTTGTTTGGCCAAAATTCTTCTCTAATATGTTGTGGTACATTATACCATGACCATTGAGTTCCGTTGTCACCATAAAACTCGGTGTAATTCATTTTTAAGAAATCAAGGTCTTCTTTCTTAGTAATCTCTAATGAATTAATATACAAATTATTTACAGTTCTATTGAATCCGTTTTTACAAACTTCACCTTTCTTTGGAAAAAAGAACATGTCATCCTCAAAGAAGAAATAAAAATCAAAATTGTTTTCATCGGCATGTTCGGCAATAAATTGTCTACCACCACAGATACCTAAATTATCTTTCTTAATGTGTTCAAAACCAAACTCATTACATAACTCAATATATCTTTCAGTTGTTTCTAAATCTGATGAATTATCCAATAGATATTTTTTTGGTCTATCCAAAAAGTTTCTGTCGTATTGAATCATAGACTCAATCAATGTCTCAAATTGTTTTGGACTATTAAATGTTATAACATAAAGAGCTGAATTATTAATGTTTAAATCTTTGTTTAATGATTTTTTACCTGATATATTTTTAACTTCGTATGTATCATTTTTTAAATCTTCACAGAACTTTGAAATTAACCCGTTACCTTCAATTTCAACATAATCAATCATATCACTATGTTTATATAACATAATACTAAAGATTGATTCTTCGGTACCCATGTATCCACTTCTTAGTGTCTCGGATAATATGTTGTAATATATTCCGTTAATATCTGAAAATACGTGTTTTGGTCCGCCAAATAATCCACCTCTACATACTAACTTAACTTCATCACCAGCATATGAATTTATTTTAGGATATGAGAATCCATGAATTTCGTTGTTTGCATCATATGGAAACGCAACAAAACCAAACTTATCAAAAACCTCAGGTAATTTGTTTTGTATTTTATCGTGCGTAAAATATCCTGGATGAATTGTGTTTGTAATACCAGCATCAATCCAATAAAGATGTTGTGAGTTAAATTGGTCCATAATTCTTGCATCATTCATCAAGAACATTTTGGACATTACCAAAGGATTATACCACTCAAGTTTTGCTTGTGTTGAATCTTGTAACCAACCAGCTTGTCCAAACCAATCAGGATTATTTCTAATCTCTTGTATTTTATCATAAGGAACAGTTTGTTTGAACCATTCCTTATCTCTTGTAATGAATTGTGTATTTGACCTATCTCTTCTTTCAAAAACAAATGATTCTAATTCGGGTTCACCAAAAATAATCATATTGTTTTCAATTTGTAATAATTGGTCAAATTTATCCAAATAATGTTGAAATGTCCTTGACCATCCTTCACCAAGTTCGTCACGTTTAATATTCCAAAGTCCTGTTACAACTGTTACGTTACTCATATTAATATTGTAATATATCATGCCAAACCATGTATAAAGGTTTGGGTTTATTCCAACTTTTATTCCACATTTCAAAATGAAATTCGTCGTGTTGATTTGTTTGATGAACGTCAAATAAAAAATCTAACAAGTGATTTTTATCAAATAAATCATAAACTACTTTCATAATAGATTCTTCAGTACATAAAAAATTGTGTTTTAATACTTCAACAGATAATTTCCAAAATTCTTCAATATATTTTTTGAGTTGTATTGTGTCACCACCAATTAATCCACCTATTGGAAAATCTCTTACAATATCATAATCTATAATCCCATGTTGTTTGAATTCATAGCTAGTTTGTGCGTTAGAACCAACAAGTGTAACAATTTTATTATCACAAATATCATTCAATTTTTCAAATATTTTCGTGTTAAATAATTTAGTAAAATCGTATTGTAACATTTCATTGTGTTGCCAAGCTAAAGGTCCATTACCACTGTGGTATGATTTATCACCAAATGGAACACAATAACGCCAAGGAAAGATACCAGGATGTTGTAAGCCTATATCAACCCAATATACTCGGTCAAAACCATCAAGTTCCTGTTCCAAGACTTGAAACTTTCCCCACATTATTTCAGTACCTCTACCATCAAGACCATTGTTTTCAAAATTCTTATCTCTAACAATGCTAATTTCTTTGTGAAGTTTCATATCAGTAAGCTCAAGAATTTTAATTTCAAGATTGTCTAAATTATGTGTGTTTTTTAAACTTAATAATTCTTCTTGATTTTTTTTTTGGGTATAGCAAATTATTGGTAAATTTATACCGCGACAATGACTAATTAACGAACCCCAATATCTTGGTTTTCTACTTGCTCTTGTTCCTTGAAATGGATACCCCTCAACATCCATCCAATACCCTGTAACTATTTTTGACTTCATTAAAATCTTGTGTGAAAATCGCCGAGTTTAGTATAAAAAGAAAAACAATTTTGAATCAAATTAAAATAACCTTGATATGCATATTTCATTTCAGCTTCTAAAGCTGAAATTCCTATTTCAAAACCATCTGGATAATTTCTGATATCATTAGCTATACTATACCATAAAAATTGTTCCCATCTTTGAACAAAAAATTTAAACTTCCAATTATTTTTGAATACCAAGAATTGTTCATTAACAACGTGTGCTTCATCCCATTTGTTGTGTTCAAAAACATCATAATCGTACAGTTTATCTTTGAAAAAACTTTGTTCGGGTTCTTTTTTATGTGGTCCGATTGGAGCGGGTCTTTCGAATAAAAAATCTAAACCATCTTTTTCCATGTAAGACAACATGTTCAATATTTTTTCTTCTGAAAATCCATTATGCATTCTCCAATCACCATCAGTAAAAATAATATACTCAGGTTTATCTCCTGTTATTTTTTGGTGTTCCAAAATATGTTTTAAAGACAATACTTTTAAATTTAAATTAAAATTGAACCCACCTCGAGAATCATATAATGGTGGGTTTATTACTTTGGTGTGTATTCTATTACCCTGATTTTGAAGTTCATGATTTGTGGTTGTAATAAAAAATTCACATTCGGTTGTATTATCCCTTAGTTCTTTATAGAAAGATGGTGTAATTGATTCGTACGGTTCATTTACCGCTAAAGTTGTAAAACAGTATTTCATTATTTATAAATTTAATTCTTTTAAAAATTCCAAACACTTAACACCACTCGGTTTTGTTGGTTCATCGTTTTCGTCTAATTGTATACCAATAAAAAAATCTTGATTGTCTCTTGGTATGTATGTGTCTTGTTTATCAAAACCAAAATATAAAACATTGGATTTATCAATATTATTGATATACTGATGTAAAATTTCTTGGTCTGTTCCCCACCTTAAGTCAGACGTATTAACGAATTGTATAAAGTGTTCTTCAAACTTATTTATTTTTCTTTTGATTCCAAACAAACCACTTGGCACGGGTGCGTGCCACGGGTGGTCTCTGATAATAAAATAATCTTCATTACTTTGTTCCCATATTCTAATATATTGAACTTCTCTTTCAGATATTCTACTATCTAAATCTCTCACAATTGTTGGAATATCTTGTAAGAAAGAAAAAAATCTCCAAAAATATGGAAAATGTATTGATTCTTTTTCACCTAATTTAATTTTGGAAACATCAATCATTACTGCGCCCATTTCAGTAAGTTTTTCAACATAACCTTGTAATATATTTTCGGGGTGATAATAAATGACTGTTGTCCAATCAGGTAACAATTCCTTATTAATTATTATATTTTTTTCAGCCCCAACATAATATTTTGGGTCATAACCAAAAAGACTAAATGATATATGTTTCATACTACTCAATAATTTTACTAAAAAAATTCAAAATGTAATCCTCATTAAAATAAATTGGTAATTTATTATCAACAAAAATTGGTTCTTCAAAATATGATTTTAATCTATCATTATCTTTATATAACTCATCTAAAAATTCAACTAAACTTTCAAAACTTTCAAATTTGTGACAGTTAATAAAAGATTTAGGATTAAATCCTTCTTCCTCAATATATTGATTACCATAAAATAATGGTATTGTATTTGCTGCGTAAGCGTGTATAATTTTTTCTTGAGTTAAATTATCAGTATTTGTAAATTGGTAGGCAATGTTAAACACTGTGTCAGAGAAAAAATTAATCTTATCCCTATATGTTAGTCCATCAATTCTACCCATGTATTCTTTGTTTGAATAATTGTGGTATTGATAAGGGTTTAGTGTTTCTTCGTCGGGAACTGTTCTACGCCAAGGTCCTGATGATTTAATGAAATGTTTCTCTTGAATCAAATCAAACAATTTTTCTCTGTCGGGATTGTTGCTTGATTGGACTATACTACAAAAATGTTTTTTACTTTCGAGTATCTTCGACCCGTCCCTTTTTTTGGTTAACCAATCAAATGGTGTGTCAAACATTCCTCCTTCATTATGTAAAACAAAAGCATCTAATACTAAAGTTGGGAACCTAAGATATCTCTCATTATCAATATGTTCATAACCTAAAACATAATAGTTATCACCTTTATTTAAATGTGCGTTAAAATCGGGTCTAGCTTCACCACTAATAAAAACTTTTTTAATAGAATCATCATATTGATGAATACCTCTTACAGTTTCATTTGTGTAATAATCTAATTCGTTTTCACGATAAAATTGATTAGTATAGATTACAATGTCCGGATTGATTGCGTCAATCACAACATTATATTTTTTATTTAGGATGTTTACAAAGTAATTCATCCAAGAAAAATTTCCAACACCAGGGAAACTAGCTCTAGATAATTTTATAGTTTTTTTCATGTATATATGTTATTAATTGGTACAAAAGTGTATCGGTCTTCGTCATCAACCTTTAAGTTAACAAATTGTGCAAAAACTTCATTGTTTGAATTGGGACCATCGTTAGTTGTTGGCCAATATATTTTATCTGCGTTTGATAAAAAACTTGCCCAAAATGAAAATGTTCCTTGACAAGCAACAATTTTATTGAACGATGTTATCTCTGAGAAAATATCCAAGATTCCTGACTCCAAATAAATCGGATTATATTTTTCAATTTTACTGATTAGACTTTGATGTTTATATAAATGGTCGTAACCAACATATAACTTATCAAATGACTCATTTTCTAAAATATTAATATAATAGTCATCCGGTAATACAAATCTAGCATCGTCTCTACTGTTTCTTAGCATGATGACCATATCATTATTATTACGTTTTGGTCTAACCAAACTTGAATAATAAGAACGAATTTTTTCTTTATATGGTTTGATATAATCATATTTTGTAAAGTATCCTACCACTTCAATATGATGATTATTAAATTGATTAATAAAACCTTCCAATCCGTTAAAATTAAAAAGGTCAATGTCGTCCATAGTTTTTGTTGGAGACTCAACTCTTTTTCTACCCGTCAAACTTCCAAAGGGAAATTTTTCATTTACATAATTACCCACACTAGTTAACTCCCGTCTTATTAATGGGTTTGGTGGTAAAATTAAATCATAATCTAATATATCTGACGCAACTCTACTTACACCGTAAATAAATAATTTATTACCTAAATTTTTTCTGAACGTTGAAAAATGCCCACCCGACAATCCTTGAACATATTCATCATAAAATGTTATCATTATTATAGGGTATAAACTATAAATTGCCAGTTATTCTTTCACACCATCCTTTAGATTCTGAGTGAGGCCAAACAACCCAATACTTTGGTTTATGTGCCGTTTGGAACTCTCTCCATACTTTACAATATCCATCAGGGTCATTCATCATTTGGTTAATTTCAGATTTATCAGCGTCTTTTCTATATATTGTTTCATCCTGTTCATTGTGGAACGCAACAACCCAAAAATCATAATCTTTTTCAGGTACCGAGCCATAATTAACATCAATACAATGTTTAAATATGCTAGCAAAACTTTCTAACCATTTTTCTTCACTTTCAAATTCTTGCGGATTTGGTGGATACTTTTTATCTAAGGTGTATTGTTGTACAGCTCTTTTTTGAAAAATAAGACCCGCATATTTTTCGTAATCTCTTAATGTTCTTGTAGTTCCGAATCCATAAGGACCATCATGTCCTTCTTGAACTTCTCCGTCCATACCAAATAGTTTTCTATTCAATAAGTGCGCTTGATTATTTCTTCTAACCCATTCTTTATCATCATCCCATTGTTTGGTTCTACCCTTACGAGTATATTCGTGCCAAATCAATACTTTATGTGGGTGGAATAAGTCATATCCACAAGTGTAAGCTCTTGCTGAAATTGAAATTTCTTCACCGTGAAAATAGTAGTGCGGATTGTGTTGAACTTCTTTTGAGAATTGTCCTAAGGTAAAACAGTAGTGTGCGGAATAGAATCTTGCTGGTACTGGTTCTGTCATCTCTCTCCAATTTGGAATTGTCTCAGGTAAGAAGAATACCGCACCTTCAGGAATAAATCTATCAAACGCCATTCTCCAAGGCTCTTGTACCCTACCCGCTGGGTCATTGTCAGGGTCAAATGATGACACATATCCTGTAAGTAATGGTTTCTTATGTCCTTTCTTTTGAAGTTGTTTAACCATGTTAATCATTTCTTCATCCCAATCAGGTGCAAACCTCATATGTGAGTCAATTTGAAGTGTATATGCTTCGTCTTTATATAGTTGTTGAACTAAGTGTCTCGCCCAACAAACACCTTCAGCTTCTTGATAAGGAATATTTAAGATTCTGAATCTATCGTCATTTTCATATTCAGATAAATCATCAAATTTATCATCAGGATGAAATTGTCTTGCAATACCAATGGTAATGTTTTGGGGGTTCTTAGCGTTTTCCAACATGTTCTTAATTGTTGGAATCAGTTGTGGGTCACGATAGGACGCAATCTGTACAAAAATTTTTGAGTTTTTCTTAGGTTTCATTATAAAAATTCCATTTATAAAAGAATATAAGTTTTTACCTAATGAAGTGAATATAAAGAATTGTTTGTACTTTATATTTATATGGAAATATTTATAGTAAATGAAATTACTTAAAACAATAGAAAAATTAATAAGAGAATCTGAGGACGCTTATAATAAAGCGTTGGAGTCTGTTGTTGACGAAAAAGAATTGGACCGTCTTGAAAAGAACTACAAGGACAGTTTAAAATTGATGAAAACCTTTCATCAGATTAACAAAAAGAATTAATACTATAACCCAAATTGTGTTTTGTTTGCGTTGTAATTTTGAATAATTTCAGATTGGGTTAGTATTTTATTATAAAATCTGTAGATTGCAATATCCATAGAACCTTCTTTACTATAAGTTCCGTTACCCTGAGCACCACCACCAAATACTAATTTACCTCCTGAGCTTGGACTCCAAGAAGTGTTGGATGAAGTACCTGTTAGTACACCATTTACGTATAATCTAGTTTGATTTAATGTTTGGTCCCATACCGCAACCCATTGTTGCCATGATGCTGTTGATGACCAAGAAGGTCCTGCCGAACCTCCACTATTTTTTAATAAACCACCCGAATAAAACCCACTAGAAAAATAACTACCATAAATCCCATTCATTACAAAATTTCCAACAGGATTTTTTATCCATAATTCCATAGATATATTTACATTTCCCAATAAATTACCACTTGTTACATTTATAAAACCAAAATCATCAACATTATCAAAACTAATGAAACCACCATTAGCCGAATTAAATGTTGGTGAATTTAATAAAGTCATATTACTTCCATATCCACTTATATCATTCCAAGTACTTGAACCTGATGTATATGAATTTGGGTCTGAAGCATCTAAAAAAAGAACTAACCCTGAATTTACAGGAAATGCGGTTGGTTGATATATTGGAAGTTGTGAATTATATAAATTAACAATATCGGTTGCGGATAATTCTCTATTATATAAATTAAAAGAGCCAACGTTCATATTGGTAGCAGAATTGACACTATCACTTCTAGTTCCCATAGTTAGTCTATTATGTGTATTCCAAGACGAAACACCATTAGCTACTAAAGTAATCATATTCCAAGAACCTGTTGTATTTGTTCCATCTGATACTACACTAGAAGTATTACCAGATGAAATAAGAGTTCCATTTTTATATAATTTAATTCCTGAATTTCCTGTTCCTCCCCAGTATTGGTAATTATTAAGATTACTTTGTCTTCTTACTCCCCATCCTTGTAATAATCCAGCCTCTTCAGCATTATATGAAAAATATGTTTCCCAAGTATTGGTACTATTAACATACATCCAAATATTGGCAGTTATTGTTGTATAATTTTTTAATGTTGAATCTGTTAAAAGAATATAATCATCAACACCATCAAGATTAATATTACCATTGTTAATCGCATTTAAATAAGGACCATTAATCAAACTAAAACTTGACGTGTTTAATAAACCATTATTTGGGATTGTTAAACCAGCCGCAGTTACAGGAAACGATGAAAATGGGTTTGCAGTGGTTCCATCTTCTAGTTGAAATTCTGTGAGTACATATTGAGTATTAGCAGCATAACTTCCAGCAATATATAAAAAATTTTTAGAAATATTATAAGTAAAAGTTTGGGTATATTTTTGCCAAGTAGTTGTAACTGGAAAATTCCCATAGCTCCAACTACTTACATCTCCACTTCCGTTTTGATTATTCCAATTAATATCAAAATTAGGTCCCGATAAGACTTTACCCCAAAAAGAAAAAGTATAAGTTTGTCCTGTAACTAATAATCCGCCCGGACCATAAACTGGATTAGTATATCTACCCCAAGTAAACCCACCTCCTAAATTTTGTAAAGCCTTCGTTGATTTAGAACCAACATAAGGACGGTCATTTGTTATATCCGCAATACTGATAGTACCACCATATGCCACCCAACCAATTGTGGTTCCATAAGCAAAATCACCATTAGCAAAATAATTGTTTACCTTAGGACAAAAATCTAATACTAACCCACTAGTTATTGACCCACCGTAAGGTAATTCATTTTTTAACATGGAATAGATTCCTGAATCTAACAACCAATTTATTGCAGTAGTAGTTCCTGTAAATGGTGTTGAACCTACTCTATCTGGTAACCCGTTAATTATTGTTAATAAACTTGTATTGGTAAAATCACCCGTTCCCCACATTAAAGGTGGGTTAGAATTTTTTATAATAACATATTGATAAGACGAATCAACACTATTGTAAAAAGTAGCGTTTGCCGCACCTGCACCCCAGTTTGCGGGACCAACACCTACAAGGATGTTGGACTGTTTTGCCGTGTTTGGTGGTTGTACTGAACCTGTCTTATATGCTATTGGTTTGGACATAATGATAAATACCAATTTAAAGATTTACAAACCTTAAATTGGGTTTGGGTCTGTCCATTCTGGTGTTGCCAAAATTGTTAATATTTCATCATAGGTGTAAGGACCTTCTTTTGTTGTCATTGTTGCAACAAAATCTGGCGCTTCACCGTCCCATTTAATTAATGTCTTAGTTTCATTAACTGACTTTCGTAATGTAGTTGCTGATGTTTCTAAAACCTCATCAAAATTAATTTTGTTAATTTCACTTACGTTAAAAATTAAAAAATTGCGTTCATCGTATATTTGTATCATAATTTTATTTATTAAAGTCCATATTGTGCTTTTGTAGCATTATAATTTTGTAATAATTCGGCATTTGTTAATTGTCTGTTGTAAATCATTACTTTAAATATTTTTCCTTTATATGTTCTACCCATAAAGGTATGTGAAAGAGTACTTACGTTTCTATTACCTATTGCACCCACATAGAAATTTTGGTCTAATGTTCTATTATTTGGAATAATATAAAACCCATTACCATCTAATGGTAAATTAGATACACCATTTATCATAAATTGGTTAAGATAACCAGTTTGATAATCGTTAGCATCTGCAGCTCCCGCAATATAAGGTGGTGGTACAGCACCTCTAAAAGATTTAAAATTAGTACCATACCATCTTAAAGCACCATCACCTGTAGCATTAACACCCACTAAAGCTGCCAATCCAGGAATATCGTTATCCATTATACCCCAAAAACAAATGGTACCCGCATATGTTGAAGTAAATTGAACGTAATCATCCACACCATCAAATACTAATGCTCCTCCATTTGTTGTGCTATATGAAGTCCCATTTATTAATGTTCCGTTATTGTTATATCCACTCAAATCATAAATTGTTGTTCCTTCACCACCATAACAATTTGGATTTGAAAAATCGTAATAAACTGTTAATCCTTGATTAACTATAGATTGGGATGGGAGATAAATTGGTACTCCAGCACTATATATATTTTGAATTTCCGTATTTGATAACACCCTATTATAATAATTAAAAGTATAAATGTTACCTTTAAAAGGATATTGTTGACCACCAACACTAATTACACTATTAGAACTTACACCGGCACCACCACCTTCTACATTAGTTTGCAAAACACCATTGATATAAATTTTAGTATTATTATAGAGTGTTGTAGCGTTATTTCCACCAACCCCATTAAAGGTAATAGCCATATGTAAAGGAACATTATCTTGGATAGCGTTATTTAACACATAATATCCACCACCATTAGCCGATGATACCCAATAAAAATAAAAAGCACCAGTTCTAGGAACATGTGATAATCCCCAATTTGAACCTCCAGCACCAGCCAATTCAAACCATCCGTAATTATTATTAGACGCCCCTGTTCCCCATTCAAACCAACTTTCAATAGTGAAAGTTTTATCATTCCAAGTTGAGAATCCTATAGGATAAGTAATTCTATCATCCACACCGTCAAAATTGTATGACCCACCATATTTTCCACCAAAATAAGCACCATTAATTAAAGACCAATTTCCAGTGTTTATTAAACCTGTGTTTTGTGGAGTGTAATTAGGAAATGATGAAAAAGTTGTTGATGTTGAACCTTCTTCAATTTGAAATTCAGTAAAAATAGACACACCAGCGACATTATAAAAATAAAATTGAGTTCTAGCGTCGTTATATAAAAAAGTATAATTATACTTTCTCCAAGTACCATCTATTGTAGTACTTGGTAAAACAGTTCCGTTCCAAGGATATGAAAAATTGTTTAATTCTCCCAACCCATTTTGGTTATTCCAAATAGGTCCTTTATCAAATCCAATATCCCCGCTAGTACCATCTGTTTTTCTACCCCAAAACGAAAATGTGTATGTTTTACCTACTTCCATTAAATTAGTTGTATACATTACATTACCACCATTTGTAATTTGTAATGCTTTAGTAGTTTTAGAACCAACATATGGTTTATTATTTGTAATATCAATTACAGTAGATGAACCACCATAAGAACCAAAATAAAAAGGATATCCAGATTCTGTGTTGTTAAAATCTCCATTAACAAATAAATTCTTTTGTGTTGCATTAAATCCCGCAGCCAATCCACTAACAACAGGACCACCGTAAGGTTGTTCATTTTTTAACATAGAATAAGTTCCTGAACCCAACAACCAATTTATTGCAGTACTAACACTTGTAAATGGTGTTGAACCTACTCTATCAGGTAAACCATTTATTATTGTTAATAAACTTGCATCAGTGAAATCACCTGTTGCCCACATTGCTGGTGGGTTAGTATTTCTTATAATCACATATTGATAAGATGAATCAACACTATTATAGAAAGTTGCGTTTGCCGCACCCGCACCCCAGTTTGCAGGACCAACACCCACAAGAATATTGGATTGTTTTGCCGTGTTTGGTGGTTGGATTGAACCCGTTTTATATGCTATTGGTTTCGGCATTATAGTCCAAATTGTGTTTTTATTGAGTTAAAGTTTTGTTGTACTTCAGTATTAGTTAATGGTCTATTATATATTCTAACAATATTAACTGTTGAATTACCAAATTCTTGTAAATTTTGAGATGGTACTTGAGCCCTAACACCACCTATAGTAACATCACCACCAGGGTTGGGTGAATAGTTAGCCGTTGTTCTACCTAAATATTGACCATTTTTATAATACTGGTTTCCACTTCCATCCCAAACAACCACCACATGAACTAAACCACTGTTATTTACACTAATAGTAGCATCTCCACTATTATTTCTAGCCATAATATTTGTAGGTTTAACACCAACACCAAAACCCCAATTTGAACCGTATTGACCTTGAGCAAGTATATTTCCCCCGTTTGTTGAGGTGGTCATCACTAATTCAACTGTCGGTCTTGAGGCGTTTACACTTCCATTACCTGGAATTATGATATAATCATCAACACCATCAAAAACTAATCCTCCACCATACGTTGAACTGAACGCGACACCATTATATAAAGTACCATTATTTCCATACCCACTTAAATCATATATTGCCGTCCCTGAACCGGGATAACAGTTTGGATTTGTAGCGTCTAAATAAAGCGTTAATCCTTGATTAATCATTATACTATTACTTGCTTGATATGTTGGTAAACCAGCGGTGTATAAATTTTCAATTTCAGTTACAGACAATTCTCTATTATATAAATTAAATAAACCAACTTTATAATTAGTCGCCGAATTTAAAGAGTCACTTCGAGTTCCCAAAGTAAGTCTATTATGTGAATTCCAAGAAGAAACTCCAGTAGCAACTAATGTAATCATTGCCCATGAACCTGTCGTATTTAAATCGTAAACATAACTCCATGTTGAATTACTACTTCCAACAAGAGAACCATTTTTATAAAGTTTAATACCCGAATTTCCCGTTCCACCCCAATATTGAAAAGTGTTATCACCACTTCGTCTTAAACCCCAACCTTGAGTTAATCCTGCTTCCTCGGCATTATATGAGAAATATGTTTCAAATGTTGATGTAAAACTATTAATATACATCCAAATATTTGCGGTTATTGTTGTATAATTTTTTAATGAAGCATCAGTTAAAACAGCATAATCGTCAATCCCATCAAAATTAAACACACCACCCTGATTTGTATTGAAATAAGTACCATTAGCTAAAGATAAACTAGATGTATTTAATAAACCTTCATTAGTTGGTTTCATTGAGAGACTATATAAATTATAAACAGAAGGGATTGCATAATTTGTTGCTGTTGAACCTTCTTCTAATTGTAATTCAGTAAATAATACTGGACTAGTTGGACTCCTAAAAGAAGGAGTTGAAGGAGAATAAACATAAAAATAAAATTGAGTTCTTACAGCATTTAAAGTAAAAGTAAAAGAAAATTTTGTCCAACTTGTAGGAAATATGCCTGAACTAGAGGGTAAATATCCAACCCAAGAATTAGTTTCTCCGCTACCAAATTGATTATTCCATGTTAAAAGCGCATCACTAGGAATATCCCCAATTGCTTTTACCCAAAAGGAAAACACATATTGTTTTCCAACTTCCATAGCAATACCTGAATAACATCCGAATCCTCCTCTGATTGCTGTTTTTGTAGTACTTCCTGGATAAGGAGGGTCATTAGTTATATTATAACTTGCGTATCCACCATAATCATACCATCCTATAAAATCAGGATAAGTTGTCGCATTAAATATATTTTTACCTGTTGATGGTCCATTTACAGATATTACTAACCCGTTAGTAATAGGTTCACCATAAAGTTGTTCACTTTTCAACATGGAATAAACTCCTGTTTCAAATAACCAATTTATCGCAGTATTTACGTTTGTAAAAACGGTCTGATTAATTCTTTCAGGTAAACCATTAATTATTCTTAATAAACTTGTATCAGTAAAATCACCAGTAGCCCACATTGCCGGTGGATTAGAATTTTTTATAATAACATATTGATAAGATGAATCAACACTATTATAAAAAGTCGCATTTGCAGCACCAGCTCCCCAATTTGAAGGACCAACACCCACAAGAATATTGGATTGTTTTGCAGTATTTGGAGGTTGGATTGTTCCCGTTTTATAGGCAATTGGTCTTGGCATTGTAATAATAAATACCACAAAATGTTTTCCTTTAATCATTTCTTTCGTATTTTTATTCCAAATGGAAAAAGTAATCTTAACAGGTTCAAAAGGTTTTATCGGGTCTAATTTGAAAGTAGAATTAGAAAAACAATTTGAGGTTATTGAAATTAATGAGGATGTATTTAATTCTCACACATGGAAGTCAGATGTCTCAAATTTATTTTGGTTAGACATTAAATCTGTATTTCACGTTGGCGCTTGTTCAAACACATTAGAACAAGACGTTAATTATATGATGTTGGTTAATTATGAGTTTAGTAAACACATATCAAACATTTGTAAATCAAAAAAAATTCCTTTGATTTATTCGTCATCAGCAGCAAATTATGGAACCAATAATGAATTCCCATCTAACTTATACGGGTGGAGCAAATATATTGCCGAAGATTACATTATTAATAATGGTGGAATTGCACTTAGATACTTTAATGTGTATGGACCAGGTGAAGAACATAAAGGAATTATGTCATCTGTCGCATATCAAATGCACAAAAAGAATTTATCAGGTGATGAAATTAAATTATTTCCTGGTAGTCCAAAAAGAGATTTTATATATGTTAAAGATATTATATCAGCAAACATATTTGCATTTGAAAACTATAAAAAGTTATTGGGTAAGTTTTATGATGTTGGTTCAGGCGTTGCAGAATCATTTGAAAAAATATTGAATATTATGAAAATTGATTTTGGATACACATCAAAAGATATAATTCCAAAAGGTTATCAATTTTATACTTGTTCCAATAAATTAAAATGGATGAAGGGTTGGGAACCAAAATACACACTTGAAAAAGGATTAACTGAATATATGAATTATTTAAAATGAGAGACGATTTTGTAAACTTTCTAAGACCATATGGTGTTTTAGATACTAAAGTTAGATTGGGTAGTAATAATGATGGTGGTTATATTGTAAATCAAACAATATTGGACAAGGCTGATGTGTTGTACACATATGGTGTTGAATATAATTGTGATTTTGAACTAGATTTTCACAATAGAACATCTAAACCTGTTCATTTATATGACCACACCGTTGATTTTACACACCCTAACGACAACTTAATTTTTCACAAAGAAGGATTAAGTCACATAAAAGAAAACGATAAAAAACATTTTTTTGACCATCTTAAAGAAAATGGTGATGAAGATAAAAATGTTTTTTTAAAAATTGATGTTGAGGGTGCCGAGTATGAATTCTTTGAAAATACCAATATTGAAGAACTATCAAAAAATGTGATTGGTATTGTGTTGGAAATACATTGGACTGGTGATGTTAATGAATATCGTCCAAGAGCAACCAAAATTTTAGAAAAAATTACAAACCATTTTACTTTAACACATTTACACGGAAACAATTCCGCACCAATGATTGGTTCATGGTGGATTGCGGTACCTGATACAATGGAGTTAACATTTATTAATGATAGATTGTTTGAAGCATTTCATTTTGATAGAGGTCAATGGCCAACAGAATTGGATATGCCAAATAATCCAGAACTTCAAGATTTTCCATTAGTTTGGATATGTTAATTTGATTTATTATTATTTAATTTATGAGAAAAATTTGGCATACAAGAAACGAATTTTTATGGAACGTACCAGCTCAAGAAGTTGGAGATGCGGTATACTTTGATTTGTCAGAATGTTATTCAATGGGCGATGCTCTTTGTTCAACCCCCACTATTAAAAAAGTTTCAGAAGCATATGGTTGTAAGTTAAATCTAATTACGAAACATCCTGAATTGTTTAAACACAATCCATATATTAAAAACACTTATCGTCCCGATTCAATTAACTTTGACTACCTAAGAGAAAACTTCCTAATCCATAGTTCTTTCTATAATGTTGGTAGACAAAATGATAAAGGAGTTCAGTCAAAACATGCTAGAATTGATATTCGTCAATTCCATGCCATGAATTTAGGTTTTAACTTATTACCCACTGAAATGGAATGTGAATATTATTCAGACCCATTTGAACCTATTGAAGGTTTACCTGAAAAATATGTATTGATACATCCAGCAACCACGTGGCAATCTCGTACTTGGGATTTTGATAAATGGCAATCAGTAACAACCAAATTAAATGAAATGGGAATTGCTGTTGTTTCAATTGGTAAAGACACAGATGAAGTTGGTTTTTGGCATATTGAAAAGAAAGGATTTGATATTGATATTAAATTAGGGTTGAACTTAATGAATCAAACAAATATCTCTCAGGCTTGGCATTTAATTCAAAATTCAATTTGTTTTATAACAATGGATTCAGGATTGTTACACTTGGCAGGTACAACAGACGCTCACATTATTCAACTTGGTTCTTCAATTAACCCATATTGGAGGATTCCATATAGAAAAAACTCACAACAATATAAGTTTCATTATGTTGGTGGTGGTTGTGATATATTTTGTGCTTCAGAATTAAAATATGGTATTGAGGAGTGGGGTTCAATTCAAGGTGTTGCACCTTTGATTAATTGTTTAGAGAAAAAAGAAACTTTTGAATGTCATCCGAGTGATGAACAAATTTTCAAAAAAGTAATAGAAATTTATGGAACAGGAAATTAAAATAAAAGTAGATTTTCATCTTGGCGCCAAAGTTGAGATTGTTGGTGTTCCCGATAAGGAATATCCTGAAGATGAAACTTATGAAGTTTTATTCTTAGATAATAAAACAAATAAACTTTTACATTCAGACACTTTAAAACCAAATTATTGGACAAAAACCGCAATCAATTATTATGTTGAATGGAAAGTGGTTGTTATGAAAAATGGTTTGGGAATTATTCATGAGGAAGTTTTAGATTTAAAAGATAAAGATGTATTAATCGCAATTACAAACACACCAATTGGTGATAATTTGGCTTGGGTTGAATATGTTAAAGAATTTGGTAAAATTCATAATTGTAATATTACATTCCAAACTTTTATTCCTTCAATATTTGAAAAATCTTATAGTGATTTTACAATTGTTCGTGGTGATACTTACGAATTTAATGATTCTAAATTTTACGCAACTTATAAAATATCATACGGCATTCCAAATGAAGAACATATCAATTTACGTAAGTTATTATTTAAGAAAAAATATCTTCATTTTGATGACTTAACATATTGGAAAAAAAATGAATCACCGTATCATCCATCATTAATCCCTCTTCAACATTTTGCACCATCAGTACTTGGTTTAGAATTAAAAGAGATGAGACCTCATTTAATTTGTGAAAATAATGAAAGACCAATTCAAAAAAAATATGTCTGTATTTCTGAATTTGCGTCAGGTGAAATTAAACAATGGAATAATAAAGTTGGTTGGCAAACTTTAGTAAATGAATTAACTTCATTAGGTTATGAGGTGGTTTCAATTTCAAAAGAAAAAACTGACTTAAAAAAAGTTACAAAAAGAAATGGTAATTTACCATTAACTGACCGTATGTGGTATCTACATCATTGTGAGTTTTTTATTGGTGTGAGTTCAGGTCTTGCTTGGTTAGCATGGGCATGTGGTAGAAAAGTAGTTATGATTTCTGGTGTGACAAAAGCAACCAATGAATTTACTGAAGATTGTATAAGAGTAATCAATGAAGATGTTTGTCATGGTTGTTGGAACTCTGAAAAACATGCCGATAAATTTACTGTGTTTGAAAAAACATTATGTCCCGAAAATAAAAACTGGGAGTGTTCAAGAAAAATATCACCAAAAATGGTAATTGATAAAATAAAAGAAAATAATTTAATATGACGGATTTTAATAATATAAATTGTACTATAAACTTTGTTGACGGTGTTTTTATTAACATATGGGATACTTGGAGTCACAGGTATCTTGTTGAGGTTTATGAAAATTACGGAAATGATTGGGCGTTGGTCAATCATAACATAATGTCCCCCGAAAATTGGTTTGTACATTTAGGTAAAAAATTTAGAAATCAGTGGAGAGTTAAAATTTGGGGTTGGAAAAATAACTATCCAGTATTAGTTACTCAACATACATTTAATGAATCAGATAAAGAAGTAGCCTTAACATTTGATACTGACTCATATAAAGAGTCATGTACGTGGGCAGAACAATCAATTGATTATCGAGATAAAGTAAGAACAAATCTTACAATATATTCAAAATTTTCAGACAGATTATCACAACAATATGTTGATTCTAAAATAACATTCTTACCTTTAACCGACATTAGTAGATTAAATACAAAATACTATTCAAGATTTAAAATTGGTAGGTTTAACATTAAACGAGAATCTTTAGGTGAATGGGGAAGTGGTTTTTTATTTTGTAGTAACCATACAAAACCAAACGTATCATCAGAACATAAAAATAACTGGTTACCATTTAACTCAAGAGAACTTTTTAACGATATAATGAATTTATGAGTACAATTATAGGAATACATCACGGAGGTCACGATTCATCAGTTGCATTAGTAATTGATGGTAAATTAGTTTGTGCTATTGAAGAAGAAAAATTAACAGGTATTAAAGCAATACATAGTTATTGGGCACACCCAATTAAAGGTTTAGAGTTCATTGAAAAGAACTTTGGTGTTACATTGGAAAATTGTGACCATGTTGCTTTTGCATTACCAAAACACTATAAGATTGAAGATGATAACATATGTTTAATTGATAAAACAACTAGTTATTCACACCATAAATGTCATGCTTTAGGAGCATATTTTACATCAGGATTTGAGGGTAAAGTATTGGCTGTGAGTCATGATGGTCAAGGTAATAGAAGTAGAGGAAAAGTTTACTTATGTGACAATGGTGACTATGAAGTTGTTAGTTCACAAAACGTTCCAACAACCACATCATTAGCTGGTTTGTGGGGAAGAGTAACCGTATTACTTGGTTGGCAGATGTTTAAAGATGAAGGTAAAGTCGTTGGTATGGCATCTCATGGTAAATACAATGAAATGTTGTACAACTATCTTAAACACATTATAAAATATAATGGTGACTTAACATTTGGACCATCAAATTCTGAAACATTGTTTGATTTTATTTTTGTTGATAAATTAAAAAATTCAGGTTATTTTGATTCTGAAGAAAATAGAAATGACTTAGCATTTTGTTTAGAAAAACACACCGAAGAATTAATGTGGCAATATCTTAGAGATTTGAAATCCAGATATCCTGATTATAATAAAGTAACATTTAATGGTGGTTTATTTGCTAACGTAAAATTAAATCAATCCATCAATAGTTTTAATTTCTTTGAGGAGATTTACATACACCCTTCAATGGGTGATGGTGGTTTGTCTACCGGTGCTGCGTTGTGTAAAGCAAATGAACTTGGTGAATTGTTATTACCACTTAAATTAGATAATGTATTTTTTGGTTCAGAATTTAATGGTGACGATTGGATGTCAGAAATAAATAACTATCCAGGTCAAATTTATTTTGAACCTTCTTCACATAGTAGAGTTGCCGAATTAATAGATGAAGGAAAAGTTGTTGGTTTATTTTATGGTAAAACAGAGTATGGTCCAAGAGCGTTAGGTAATAGAAGTATTGTTACTAGACCTACCGACACCAAAACACACGTATTGTTAAATAAAAAATTAAGACGTAATGAAATTATGCCATTTGCACCAAGTGTGTTAAAAGAACATATTAATACTATCTTTCACGCAGATAGGTCACTATACGCAGCAGAATTTATGACATTGTGTTATGACACCAGAAAAGAATGGGTTGATAAGATTCCAGCAGTTATTCATCCAAAGGATAAAACTGCAAGACCTCAAGCTGTTGATAAAAATAATAACCCAAATTTTCATAGTATCATATCAGAATACTATAAGTTATCCGATATTCCTGTTGTATTAAACACATCATTTAATGCTCACGGGGAACCAATCAATAACTACCCAAGTCAAGTTATAAAACATTTACTTGAAGGTTGTGTTGATTATATTGCTACAGAACATTTTATTTTTAGTAAGCTATAATGAATAACAAGGAAAAACTATTATTTTTTACACCTCACTTATCAACAGGTGGATTACCTCAAGTATTGGTAAATAAAATTTCTTTATTAAAAGATGAATATGATATTTTATGTGTTGAACACCATAATCATGCGTGGTTATTTAATGTACAAAGAAATAGAGTATTGGAACTTATTGGTGAAGACAAATTGATTACATTAGATGATAGTAGAAGAAAAGAACACTTCACTGAATTACTAACATCGTTTGACCCTGATTTAGTATGTTTAGAAGAATTTCCTGAATATTTTTTAGAGGATGAAATAACTGCGGTTGTTTATAACAAACAAAGAAAATATAAAGTATTTGAAACTACGCACGATTCATCATTTCCTGTTCAAAATAAAAGATGGTTTCCTGATAAATTTTTATTTGTTAGTCCTTTTAACGCTTTCAGATATTCAGTATATGATATACCATACGAAGTTATTGAATACCCTGTTGATTTCAAATCAAGAGACCAAGAAAAATATAAAGAATTACTCGGTCTTGAAAAAGATTGTATACACATTGTAAATGTTGGTTTATTTACCCAAAGAAAAAATCAGGGTTATTTGTTTGAAATTGCTCGTAAATTACAAGGTCATAAATTTAGATTTCACTTCTTAGGTAATCAAGCTGGTAATTTTAAAGATTATTGGGAACCTTTAATGAATAACAAACCTGATAACTGTATTGTTTGGGGTGAAAGACATGATGTCTATAACTTTTTACAAGCGGCTGATTTATTCTTCTTCGCATCAAAAGGTGACCGAAATAATAAAGAATTAAATCCAATTGCAATTAAAGAAGCGTTGGAATATAAAATGCCAATGATGATGTTTAATTTAGATGTTTACTGTGGTAAATATGACATTTATGATAACATCACATATCTTACTGGAGATATAAACCAGGATACAAACTTACTACTTAAAAAATTTAACATGGATAATTTACAAAACTTAATGCACATCAGCTACGAAAAAGATGAAAACAAAATCAATATTTTTTACAGTGGTTACGACCCAATTGATTATAAAGTATCGTTCAAATGTTTAACATCGGGAGCACCAATGTATTGGATGAATTTTAAAGCCGACTCACCTTTGGGTTGGTTTGTAATACCAATACCTCAACATATCATAAAGTTCCATCAATTGGCAACTTTTAGAGGTTTCTCACTTGATTTTTATGACCAAAATGACAATTTAAAATACAGTCACGAAATTGTTGTAAATGATATTTTTCCAAGATTACCTAAAGTAAATTTTGAACCATTTGATTGTTCATTCAGGAATTATATAGAATTCTTTAGTGATGACATTTACGGTAGTTTTAACCTAAATGATATGGATACGGTAATTGATGTTGGTGCTAATATTGGTTTATTTGCTAAGTACATGTACGCTAAAGACGCTAAAAAAGTTATTTTAGTTGAAGCGAATCCTTTATTGGATAAAAATATTAAAACAGTTTTAGGTTCTGATTATGAAAAATCACCGGTCTATTTAGCACCTTTAACAGGTAAGAAACAAAACATAAAGTTTCATTACTCAACAAAAAATTCAACAATTGGTACTCATACTTTTGATAACTCAAATCCATCGTACAGTGATTTAGATTCAACTATGGACTTAGAAACCATAACATTTGATGAGATTGTTAACGAAAATAATTTAACAAATATTTCATTATTTAAATGTGATATTGAGGGTGGTGAATATGAGTTAATTGAATCATTAACTGATGAACAAATGAATATGATTGAAAAGTTTATTATTGAGTTTCATGGTAATAATAATGGTGAATTGATACCAATGGTGGATAAGTTAACTAAATTTGGATTTGAATGTGAATTATTCACACTACATATGACTCGTAAAGATAGGGTTAGTGTTAATGAACCTCACGGTGTTTTAATCACTAAAAGAAAAAAATAATGAATATTTTTTCATTAAATAGTGTTAACAATAAGGTTACTTTTAGAACTCACGGTGTTTCTAAAGTAATAAATGATGATGAATTTCCATTAAATGTGTATTTTTCAAAATACATTAATGACGAAATTGTTTGGAAATCAACCGCAAATGACAATTGGTTTGTAGATTACAACGATTTTAATTTTAAGAATATTACTGTAACCACTAAATCAGGTAAAACTATTTTTGAGGAAAGGTTCATACCAAATAAACAAGATTTTTTACACCAAATATTCTTAACATATTGTTCATCAAACCCTAATAATGTTGGTTTGGCTATAGGAACACATGATGGTGAATATGGTGAATGGGTACAATCTGTTAAAGAAGGACACACAAACGCAATTCTTGTTGAAGCGTCTGATAAACAATTTAATGGTTTAATAAACAATTATAAATCAATTAACAACGTTAAACTAATTCAGTCTTTAATAACACCAAATGGGGATGAAGTTTCTTTCTATGAAAGTGAATCAGGTTATTTTAATTCAACAGATATTAATCATTTTGAAAAATTTAATATTACAGATATTGTTGAAACAAGAAAAACATCAATATCGTTAAAAGATTTAATTATAAATAATTTTGATACTAAACCTTTTTGGATGCACTTAGATGTTGAGGGGTTAGACGCTAAATTAATTTTATCGTTAAAAAATAATACCCATCTGTTATCTGATTTTATTATTTTTGAAAACTCAAATATTACTGATGAAGATAATGATGAGGTAAATAATTTTTTATTATCTTTAGGGTATGAACTATTTAATTACGATATTTCAACATTAGCAATTAAAAATTAAATATGGCAAACGGAGTTTATAAAATAACAGATGACTTTGAAAAAGAACTTGGTAGATATACTGGAGCACCTTATGTTGTTACATTAGATAACATGAGTAACGCATTATTTTTAGCATTGTATTATGAAAAAAATATAACCAAATCAATTCAAAGTGAAAAAATATCAATACCAAATAGAACATATCCTTCAGTTCCTTGTGAAATAATACACGCAGGATTAAAAGTTGATTTTATACCTGTTGATGGAAAAACAATTAAAGGTTCTTATCAATTAATTGGTTCAAATGTTTGGGATTCAGCATTGTCATTTACTGCTGACATGTATAAACCAAATAGTCACATGTGTATTTCATTTACAGGACCATATAAACACTTTAAACTAAGTAAAGGTGGTGCAATACTAACAGATAGTTTAGATGCGTATCACTGGTTTAAACGAGCAAGATATAGTGGTAGACGTGAATGTTCATATCATGATGATAACTTGGATATGTTAGGTTGGAACTTTTATATGATGCCTGAGTTAGCAACACGTGGTTTACTACTAATGAATCAATTCTATAATATTGATGGTACTAAAAAACAAAATAATGATTTAGAATTACCATATCCTGATTTATCAAAATTTGAAATTTATAAACAATGATTAAAGTTTTAGTTGGTAATGGTGGTCACGCTCGTGAAGTTATGTCACAAATGGGTGTTAAATTAAAAAGATTTGTTGATGACGAATATGTTAACTCAGATACATTACCATTATCTTCATTACAACCTGATAAACATGTTGTAATGGTTGCAGTTGCAAACTCTAAAGATAGATACGATATAATACAAAGATTACCAAAAAACACAAAATATTTTACATTCATACATCCCACAGCTATTATCATGGATGATGTAGAAATTGGTGATGGTAGTTTTATTGGTGCTTATTCAATATTAACAACTAATATTAAATTAGGTTCACACACATTATTAAATCGTAGTAACCATATTGGTCATGATTGTATCATTGGTGATTATTTTAGTGCAATGCCAGGTTCTATTGTTTCAGGAAATGTCACAATAGGTGATAAAGTTTATTTAGGAACTAATTCATCAATTAAAGAAAAATTATCAGTTGTTGATAATGTAACAATAGGTTTAAACACTGGTATTGTTAAAAACATTAATAAAGAAGGAATTTACGTTGGAGCAAATACAAGAATGTTATGAAAGTAAGTGTTATAGTACCCGCTTATAAATTTGCGAATTATTTAGAACAAGCGTTATTGTCCGCTTTATGGCAAAAAACAAGTTTTGAGTTTGAGGTATTAGTTAGAGATGATTTTTCTCAAGATGGTTCAGAGCAAATTATTGAGCGATTAACTAATTTTTATCCCAATTTAAAACATTTTCGTGCAACTGAAAATTTAGGTTTTCATAAAAACATACCATTTTTATTATCGCAAGCACAAGGTGAATATATCGCCTATTTAGATGGAGATGATTATTTTTTTAATGAGTATAAATTACAAAAACAAGTTGATTTTTTAGATGCAAACCCTGACTATTCAATGCATTGTACAGGTTATTGGTTATACACTAATGGTATTTATACCCCCAACAAAACTAATACATGGTTATGTAGTCCAATTAAAGACATAACAACAGAAGACTTATTTGTAGAGAATTACGTATCTTTTGGAAGAATGTTTAGAAATTACAAAGATTTAATTAAACCATACATGATGTCATTACCTTATTTAGATTATCCTGTCAATTATGAGTTATCATTAAGAGGTAAGATACGTGGTGATGAATGGGTTGGTGGTATATACAGAGAACATGGTCAAGGTGTTTTAACATCACTTTCACCTGAAGAAAAAAAACAAACACATAAATACGTAAGAGATTACCTATATAACAGACACAATCAAATGAAAAATAAAACAATTACAATCATAGATTCTTTTGTTCATAACAAAGAAGTTGAAGTTAAATTATCACAATTTTTGGATATTTTAAAAGGAAATAATCAAGATACTTTATTAGTATCTAACACAATTATTAAACCTGAAATTTTATCCAAAACAAACTATTACTTATACGACTCAAATAATAAATTGTTTGAAAATGATTATACAAATGTTAGTAATGTGACTTTATATCATTTGAGAGATGATATTGATATTTTTGATGTTATGCCAGGTTTACAAAGACATGGTCTACCTGTATTAGTTAATCTATTCAATTCTTTAATATTTGCAAAGTCATTAGGTTATACCCACTTTCAAAGATTAGAAGTTGATGATAAACTTTCAGAGTCATCTTGGGATTACATAAATACCGTACCATCATTGTGTCACGACAATGGTAAAAAAGGATTGTTTTATTTTAATGAAAATGACTCAAGAAAAGATGTTTCGTTTCACTATTTTTACTGTGAGATTGAGTATTTTTTACAAATCATTAAACGAATTACATGTGAACAAGATTATGTAAATTATTTAATGGATAGGTTTGGTAATTTAGATTTTAAAATTGCCGAAGAATATTTGTATCAGAATATTATTGATAATGATATTGACTCACACATTTTAAGAAAAACTGGTGACCAACAAACAATTGATTTTGAAGGTACCTTATGGAATACTGAGACTTCAATTAGTAACATATCCCCCAAGTATGAAGGTTGTTCAACAAGAATATATAAAGTATATAGAAATATTGATAGTGTAAAAACATTAACAAACTATTTGGCTGTTGTATCTTACAACTATACAGATACACCAAAAAATAGAGTTGTTATATCATATTTTAATGACGGAACTGAACAAACATTTAATCAATCTGTTAGTGGAAAACATAGTTGGTCATACTATATTCCAAAAGATGGTTTAGAAAAAATTGATGTGTATGAAGATGGTAGATTTCTATATTCTGAAACAAATAACAATGTATATGCTAACATGTATATTAAATGATATCATTAACCATTACAACGTGTAAAAGATTTTCATTGTTTGAAAGAACAATAAATTCTTTCTATAATAATTGTGTTGACCGTGATTTGATATCACACATCTTTCATTATGATGATTCATCTTCAGATTTTGAAAGGAAAGAAATGTTTCTTTTATTAAAGAAATTATTTCCAAAGGTGATGTTAACATCAATAACATTTCAACCTTCAGATTTTAATACCAGAAAAAGACATTTGGAGATTATGAAAGTTTGGAAAACAAACAATGAAAAATTTAATTTTGATTATGTGTTTCATTTAGAGGATGATTGGTTATTTCAACAAAATTTTAGATTATTAGATGGTATTAATTTATTAAGTAATAATGACGATATTGCATTAGTTGGCTATTCATGGGAAAAAAAGATATTCCCACCAGAATTATTTACACCAAGAATAATTGGTGATTTTTGGGAATGGTATTATTCTGAAAAACACGAATTAAATGAACCATTATTTTTAGATGAGGTTGAAATGAAATACTTACCTGAAGGTGATTGGGTTAAAGTAATCAATTGGCCATACTTTGGATTTAGACCAGCAATACATGATATTAAAAAATTAAAAACTATTGATAATTTTAATGGAAATATGGATTCATTTGAATTAGAATTCGCATTAAGGTTTGCAAAAAAATACAAATCATTTTTACATTTGGAAAGAATTTGTTATCATATAGGTATTCATAATTCATCATACAACTTAAACAATTCAGAAAGATAAAATGGAAAACTTTTTATGGGTTACAATTGGTGACCAACAATTTAGAACCGCTCAAACAAAACACATACCTAAAGCCTTTTCAATAATATTAAAAGACTTTGAACAAATTATTGAGATTGGTACTTTTACAGGTGCTTTTACATATTGGTTATCAGAAAATAAATCTGATTCATGTAAAATAATATCATACGATAATAATCCTGATTATTTACAAGTTAATAATATTAAAGATACCACCTTAAGAGTTGCCGATTGTTTTGATGTTGACGTGATTGGTGAAATAAAATCATTAATTAGTCAACCAAAAAAAACATTATTATTATGTGATGGTGGTGATAAAGAAACTGAATTTAAATTATTCTCAAGGTATCTTAAAACGGGTGATGTTGTTATGTTACATGACTATGAAGAAACACCCGAAGAGTACGAAAAAATAAAAACCGAATTAGATTGGCCAACAATTTCCGAATCTCATTATAAAAATTTAGAAAGATATCTTCCCGAATTAAAATTAAGACCATATCTTTATAATGAATTTAAACAAGTCCTTTGGGGGAGTTTTATTAAATGTTAAAACAAGAAAAAATATTAATCAATATTAATAATATTGATGTTGAAACTGCTATAAATAATGCAATTTTAAAAATTAATTTTACAACATTAGGGTTAAATGACCAACAACAAACAATATCTGTAAAGATATCAGACCCGTATTTTGATATACCATACTCACCCGAAATTATTAATGTAAATTGTATTGATGGTCCAAATTATTTTGTTAATTTTACGATTGGTAGTCATTTTGGGAAACATAATAGATTGGGTTTTAAAGGTGGGGTACATTTAAGATGTTATATAGAAGATTATTTAGTTTTTGAAAAAAAGTTTTTCTTTTATAAGAACTATCTACCATTAAGAAACATATCACAACAATATCCAATGAATTATAAACGATTATGGATTATTGGTGATTCAAATGTGTGGGGAACTTTTGGTAATGATGAGTACACCCCTGAACCAATACATGATTATTTACCCATAAGGTATAGTCACCCCTCACTAAGTTTACATAGATTTTTAAATAAAGATAATAAATCATTTATTGATTTATTACCCATAGAAGATGGCGATATTATAGCCTTTTATTTAGGTGAAATAGATACTAGATATGGTCTACCTAAATCATCTCAAGAAAAAAATACTTCAATTTCTCATTTAACAAATAAGTTATTATTTAAATATAAAGAATTTCTACAGACTTTTATTTCCAAACATCCAAATAATAAAGTGATTGTTATGTCCCCAAACCCACCAATTAAAAATGGTTTAATTGATGAAGAAAAAGAACGTCAATTAATTAAAGGAACAAATAATGAAAGAAAATATTGTGTTGATTCATTTGATGAGTTTTTTTCTAATGAAAATTTTCTATATTTTAATTGGAAAAAAGATTATACTGATAATTTTGGGTTTGTTGACCCAAATTTTTTATTTGATAATGATTTTCACATAAAAGAATATAACCAAATATTAAAATCATTTAGCGAATTTATTAAAACAATATGAAAATAACACAAGTAACACCAGGTCTTATATCAATACCTCCAAATGGTTGGGGAGCAATTGAAAAAGTAATATGGAACTATAAACTTCAATTTGAAGAAATGGGTCACGTATGTGATATTAAATACTTAAATGATGTTGATGTAAATAATACAGATATCATTCATTTACACGTTGCCAATTTAGGTATTGAAGCTCAAAAAAGAGGTATACCATACATCTTTTCATTACATGACCATCATGTTGTTAGACATGGTAAAGATTCTCATACATATAAACAAAATTTAGAAGCCATTAAAGGTTCAATAGTATCCTTTACACATGCAGAATTTTTAGTTGATTACTTTGAGGAAACTGATAAGTTATTTTATTTAACACATGGTGTTGATACCAAGTTTTTTGATTTACCTTATAAGGAAGATTTTAAACACAAATTATTATGTATAGCAAATAATGGTTATGCTGATGACCAAACCATAGATAGAAAAGGATTTAGATACGCTATTGAAGCCGCTAAAGAATTAAACATGGATATTACAATTGTTGGTCCTCCTAACAATATGAATTTTTTCAACGCAAATCCTGATTTATTGGAGTACGGTAAATTAAACATAATTTCTCACAATCCAAGTGAAGAAGAATTATTAAAAATAATTGAAGAGCATTCAATATTCCTTCACCCATCAGAATTGGAAGCTGGTCACCCAAATTTAACATTATTGGAATCAATTTCATGTAGAGTACCTGTTGTTGGGACATATGATGGTAACCACAAAATTGAAGGTTTGTATAAAGTAGAAAGGTCAACTGAATCAGTTAAAAAAGGTATATTGGAAGTTATTGAGAACTATGCTCATTATATGATTAATACCGAAATTGATAGAAAATATTATGATTGGTCAACAGTTTGTACAAGATTGTTAAACATGTATGGTGATGTTCTTAAAATACAAAAAGAATATACTTCTGATATTACCAAAAATTTATTTATTAAAGCGTTTAACGAAACAAAAGATTTAAAACCAATGTTAAATGAAAAATTGGCAATAAATGTACATTTTGTTGATGGTCCAACTGTTGATGTTCAAAGTAATCTTGACGATGAATATACCGTAGATTTTTTTGAAGATGATAACACACTAACATATACTTCAAAAATAAGAAGTAATATGTGGACAAAATCAAATAAGAAATTTCATAAAGATTGGAGAATCAGAGTTTCTAATTCATCAGGAACAATACTTAACCGTAAGTTTCCTTTTGAAGGTATGAGAGTTTATATTGCAATTGATTCAAGTTCGTTAGGTGATTCAATTGCTTGGGTACCATATGTTGATGAGTTTAGAAAAAAACATAAATGTCATGTGATTTGTTCAACTTTCAAGAATTTTTTATTTGAAAAATCATACCCTGAAATTGAGTTTGTTACGCCAGGTATTGAAGTTAAAAACATATACGCAATGTATAAGTTGGGTTGGTTTTATAATCGTGATTTAGAACCTACATTACCTAATACAATACCATTACAACAAACCGCTAGTAATATTCTTGGGTTAGAATTTAAAGAAATTAAAACAAATATTGATTTTATACCAAAAGAAAAACCTTACCCTGAAAAGTATATTTGTATTGCAACCAACTCAACCGCTGGTTGTAAATATTGGAACAATCCAACAGGATGGGTTGATTTAATTAGACATTTTAAATCATTAGGATATAAAGTAATTAATATCTCACAAAATGGTGATAAATACGAAGGTGCCGATTCATTAGAAGATGACTCAATTGATAATACAATGAATGTAATTTATCACAGTCAATTTGTTGTCGGTCTTTCAAGTGGATTATCTTGGTTAAGTTGGGCTTTAGGTAAACACGTTGTGATGATTTCTAATTTTACAGAACCTGACCATGAATTTACTTCAAATTGTACAAGGATTATAAATATGTCAGTATGTAATGGTTGTTGGAATAATCCCATGTTCTTATTTAATAAAGGAGATTGGAATTGGTGTCCTGAACATAAAGATACTGAAAGACAATTTGAATGTCATAAATCTATAACCGCAGATATGGTTATATCACAAATACAAAATTTATTATGAATATAGAAGTATCACATGGAGAAATTGTTGACAAATTAACAATTCTTCAAATTAAAAAGGAAAATATTACCGACCCAAATAAATTAGATAACATCATAAAAGAGTATGAGTATCTTTTATCTGTGGTTGAAAATGATTTGGGTATTTCAACTTTATCACCTGAGTATTTAGAATTATTGTCAGTTAATAAAGACCTTTGGGTTATTGAAGATGATATTAGGGACAAAGAAAGACAAAAAGAATTTGATGAAGAATTTGTTAGTCTTGCTCGTTCAGTTTACTATACTAATGATGTTCGTGCTAAAATTAAAAAAGAAATTAATTTGAAGTTTTCTTCAGGATTTATTGAAGAAAAATCTTACAGTGATTATCTGTAAGGTGTTCCACCTACCCAAAATACCAAACTTTTTCTAATACCTTTTGTTACGGGTGTAACCCTATGCATAATACAACTTGGGAATATTGTCATACTATATTGTTTTCTTTCCACTGTTTTAATCTCACCACCAGGCCATAGTTCCAAATCACCACCTTCATATTCGTCAGGATTTGTTAACAGTACCGACATAGACACTTTTCTTTGAGCACTAGGACCATGTCCTGTATCTATGTGCCAACCATATTCACCATCGTCTTCATATTCAGTGTATTGAATAGGTTCTCTCGCCATAATTAATTCAAAATTCCAAAGTTGACCATTAACTGATTGGATGATTTTCATTAATTTGGTAAATAACCACATAGTTTCATTTGTTGGGTATATCCATTTAACATTACTTTTTCTAACATCTTTGTTAACCTCACCAACAAAATTTTCATTTACAATTCTTCCTTCTTCATACTCTAAAGAATTAATTATATTAATTAATTCATCAATTTCAGGTTGTGAAAATTGGTCATCAACATTTGCGTGCTTACCTATATCAATTGTTGGTGGGTATGGAAATATCGGTATTTTACTTGACATAAATAAAGTATATTAAATAAAATCTATTAAGTAAACTTGCAAATTAAAATTATGAAACTCTAATGTAAACAGTCCCACCATTTGCAACATTAATAATTGCTCCGGTAGTTAATAGACCCGGAAATGTAGTTGGTGAACCAGGAAAAGCGGTGAAACCAGCACCAGTGTCATAATCAACATTTACCGCTGGTGTAAATGGTGGTGCACCAGCATTTAAATTAACCTGTAAATCTATTTGATACCAATGGGGTTGGTTACCAGCGGTCCCCCCTCGAATCATTGCATTAATTTGTGTTTGTGTATCAGCGTTTGGTCCACTATTTGAACCGCTAGCCAAAACAGTTGCATCATTAATTGTCACATCAATAGTTGATACCCAACTAGGTGTTCCTGATTGGAATTGAATGTCATAATAACTCTCAGAATCTATATCATAAAACATTGATATAGATGCGTTTTGTGTTACTGCACCTCCAGCAGGACTTGATGGTAAAGGATAAAATGCTGGATAAAATGTATAGTCATTAATAAAACCATCATCATATATGTATGTTGCAAAATCATACAATCCAATATCAATATTAGGCGTAAAGTTAACCTCAGCCCTAATATTATCATAACTAATAGGATTACCGGGTGATGCTGGTCCTGGTGGTGTTGCCATATTCTATTAACAATCAACTGTTGATGATGGTCCGTAAATACTTTGCAAATGAGTTCTTAATTCAGAATACCCCGCTGAAAAGATATCAGTAGTTTCAAATGAAGTAAAACTACTAACCTTTTTATATACATAATTACCAATTTGTTTATTTGTCACAATATTGTCTTTATTGTTTTTATCTACTTCTGAGTTATAAATTTCTAACCCAAATCTAACAGCATTGTTGGATTTATCAATTAAATAAGTACCTATTCTTACATAGGCTTCAGTGGTGATTCCACCACTGGTTCCTATTTGTGTTGTTACTTTTATAGCCATTTTATTTCTTTTCTAATTCTTTAATTTTATTGTTCAATTCTTGAATTGATTGGATTAGGAATGGTACCAATCTTTCGTATGACACTGTTTTATATAACTCCTCATCACCTGTTTGAAGTAATGTTGTATTTGTAACGATTTCAGGTATTATTTTTTCAACTTCTTGAGCAATTAATCCAAAGTCATTTCCTCTTCTCATAACATCTTTCCAAGTATATGACACAGGTCTTAATTTTTCAATAATACCTAAACTGTTTTCAAGAGTTTTAACATTATCTTTTAATCTTTCATCTGATGGTGTTGTTGAATATCCAATAATGTTCGCAGTTGCGTGGAAATCACCATATCCACCATTGTTTGTCATTCTGAACATTTCAGTTCCGTTCAATGAGTATCCAAGATATGAAGTTCCACTGTTGAATATACCTGTGTTTGTATTTGCCGTCCATGAGAATGATGGTGCTCCTGCCGAACCTGAAACTCCTGACCTGTAACCCGCGCAGTTGTGGACAAACGAATCCGAACCTTTAATGAATAGACAACAAGATGATTGTATTTGTGAACCATTCACTGCGTATACGATATACAAATCAGATACGTTATTACATGTGAATGAACCACCGCTAATACCTGAAGTACCACTTGGACCACTTAATCCTGAAGAACCTGTTGTACCTGAAGTACCGCTAGTTCCTGAAGTTCCTGAACTTCCTGAAGTTCTTGATGCCCCTGATGTACCCGCATTTCCTGATGAACCCGCTGAACCTGATGTTCCACTTGTACCTGAAGTTGCTGACGCTCCTGAAGCTCCCGCAGCTCCTGATGAACCTGCAGTTCCTGAAGTTCCTGATGAACCTGAAGTTGCCGATGAACCTGCAGTTCTTGATGCTCCTGATGAACCTGCAGTTCCTGATGTACCGCTTGAACCTGAAGTTGCTGATGCTCCTGACGCTCCTGATGAACCTGCAGTTCCTGAAGTTCCTGATGAACCTGAAGTTGCAGATGCTCCTGATGTTCCAGCGTTTCCTGATGCTCCTGACGTACCACTTGTACCTGAAGTACCTGATGTTGCTGATGCTCCTGACGCTCCTGATGAACCAGCAGTTCCTGATGTACCTGAGGTACCTGATGTTGCCGATTGTCCTGACGCTCCCGCAGCTCCTGATATACCTGAAGTACCACTTGAACCTGATGTTCCTGATGTACCGCTAGTTCCTGAAGTTGCAGATGCTCCTGATGTTCCAGCGTTTCCTGATGCTCCTGACGTACCTGAAGTTCCACTTGTTCCTGAAGTTTGAGATGCTCCTGACGCTCCTGCGGAACCTGATGTACCTGAAGTTCCACTTGTTCCTGATGTTGCCGATGCTCCTGACGCTCCTGCGGAACCTGATGTACCTGAAGTTCCACTTGTTCCTGATGTTGCCGATGCTCCTGACGCTCCTGATGAACCTGAAGTTCCCGATGTTCCACTTGAACCTGATGTTGCTGACGCTCCTGATGTACCAGCATTTCCTGATGCTCCTGAAGAACCACTTGTTCCTGTTGAACCTGAAGTTGCCGATGAACCTGCTGAACCTGATGTTCCCGATGCTCCTGATACTCCTGATGTTCCACTTGTACCTGAAGTTGCTGATGAACCTGCTGAACCTGAAGAACCACTTGTACCTGATGTACCGCTAGTTCCTGATGTTCTTGAAGCTCCTGATGTTCCATCAACACCTGATGTACCACTTGTACCAGACGAACCGTTTGTTCCTGATGTTCCTGATGTTCTTGAAGCTCCTGATGTTCCCGCAACTCCCGATGTTCCTGAAGAACCGTTTGTTCCTGAAGTTGCTGAAGAACCTGCCGAACCTGACGAACCACTTATTCCTGAAGTACCAGATGTTCCTGAAGTTGCTGAAGAACCTGCTGAACCTGATGTTCCTGACGCTCCTGATGTTCCTGAAGAACCTGAAGTCGCTGATGAACCTGCTGAACCTGATGTTCCTGACGCACCTGATGTTCCTGAAGAACCTGAAGTCGCTGATGAACCTGCTGAACCTGAAGAACCACTTGTTCCGCTAGTTCCTGATGTACCTGAAGTTGCTGAAGAACCCGCCGAACCTGCTGAACCTGATGTTCCTGAAGTTCCACTTGAACCTGATGTACCTGATGTACCGCTAGTTCCTGATGTTCTTGAAGCTCCTGATGTTCCATCAGTACCAGAAGTACCACTAGTTCCTGATGAACCATTTGTTCCTGATGTTCCTGATGTTCTTGAAGCTCCTGATGTTCCCGCAACTCCTGATGTTCCTGAAGAACCATTTGTTCCTGAAGTTGCCGATGAACCTGCCGAACCTGATGAACCACTTATTCCTGAAGTACCAGATGTTCCTGAAGTTGCAGATGAACCTGCTGAACCTGAAGAACCACTTGTTCCGCTAGTTCCTGATGTACCTGAAGTTGCTGAGTTGCTGAAGAACCTGCTGAACCTGAAGTTCCGCTAGTTCCGCTTGAACCTGATGTACCCGATGTACCGCTAGTTCCTGATGTTCTTGAAGCTCCTGATGTTCCATCAGTACCAGAAGTACCACTAGTTCCTGATGAACCGTTTGTTCCTGATGTCCCTGATGTTCTTGAAGCTCCTGATGTTCCCGCAACTCCCGATGTTCCTGAAGAACCGTTTGTTCCTGATGTTGCTGAAGAACCAGCCGAACCTGAAGTTCCACTCGTTCCTGAAGTCGCCGATGAACCTGAAGTTGCTGAAGAACCTGCTGAACCTGATGTTCCACTTGTTCCTGAAGTTGCTGAAGAACCTGAAGTTGCTGAAGAACCTGCTGAACCTGATGTTCCTGAAGTTCCACTTGAACCTGATGTACCTGATGTACCGCTAGTTCCTGAAGTTGCTGATGAACCTGCCGAACCTGATGTTCCGCTAGTTCCTGAAGTTCCTGATGAACCGTTTGTTCCTGAAGTTCCTGAACTTCTTGACGCTCCTGATGTACCTGCAGTTCCTGAAGTACCTGATGAACCATCTGTTCCTGAAGTTCCTGATGTACCACTAGTTCCTGATGTTCTTGCCGCTCCTGATGTACCTGCGGTTCCACTTGAACCTGATGTACCACTTGTACCTGAAGTTGCCGATGAACCTGAAGTCGCTGAAGAACCTGCTGAACCTGAGGTACCGCTAGTTCCTGAAGTTGCTGAAGAACTCCTGAAGTTCCACTTGAACCTGATGTTCCTGATGTACCGCTAGTTCCTGAAGTTGCTGATGAACCTGCCGAACCTGATGTTCCGCTAGTTCCTGAAGTTCCTGAAGTTCCTGATGAACCGTTTGTTCCTGAAGTTCCTGAACTTCTTGATGCTCCTGATGTACCTGCAGTTCCTGATGTACCTGATGAACCATCTGTTCCTGAAGTTCCTGAAGTTCCTGATGTACCACTAGTTCCTGATGTTCTTGATGCTCCTGATGTACCTGCAGTTCCACTTGAACCTGATGTACCTGAAGTTCCACTAGTTCCTGAAGTTGCCGATGAACCTGAAGTCGCTGAAGAACCTGCTGAACCTGATGTTCCGCTAGTTCCTGAAGTCGCTGATGAACCTGAAGTTGCTGAAGAACCTGCTGAACCTGATGTTCCACTTGTTCCTGAAGTTGCTGAAGAACCTGAAGTCGCTGAAGAACCTGCTGAACCTGATGTTCCTGAAGTTCCACTTGAACCTGATGTTCCTGATGTACCGCTAGTTCCTGAAGTTGCTGATGAACCTGCCGAACCTGATGTTCCGCTAGTTCCT